GGGTGAATGTGGTGGTGTAGAGGGCGAGGCCGCGGATCATGCGAAGGTTGGTGATCGACCCTGAAAACGGATAAGCGCCTCCGCCTTGACTGGCGATCAGCGCGCCGTAACTCGACGTGTACGTGAGATTCGACGCAACGGCCGCAGTCGCCGAGACGGTCCCGTTGACCCCCAGATAGATGGTTGACGCACCGAATCCAAGATAGACGTGGTTCCAAGCCGATTGCGTCAGTCCAGCCAAACTTAAAGTTTGGAACTGACCTGCGACCGGTACACCATATTGTAGAATTAAATTACCGTTTTGCGTAAATAACCACCAGTCCCACGATCCAGAAGTGTTCGGGCCTCGAGTCAAAAGGGCATTGTACGTCGAACCAGAAGAAAGGAGTGGATTGACCCACATCTCGATCGTCATGGGACTAGACCAGATGTTCGAGTTGAGTGAAGAGACAGAACTCGGGAAATTCACATACGCCCCCGTACCCCCGGGAAAATAGACGCTTCCCTCCCCCGCAAACGGTCCGAAAGAGCTGTACTGAACGGTGTTGGCGACGGTGGCCGTATTTGACACGACGTAGGCCGGGATGTTCAGACCGCTCGACGAAAAGTCTTGCGGGACGTACTTGTCTCCAGAGATGCCAGTGAGAGACGCGGTCTGCGCGCCGTAGCTCAACGTCATCGGCTGAGCCACGGTCAAGGTCTGGGCCGTGTCGGCGGTGCCGTAGAACACGGTTTCTACCGAAGTTGTTAATGTAGACCCGTTCGAATTCGTAGTCACAACTCTAAAAGTGCTGTAAGACTGAACAGATGGTGATGCTAAAGTGAATGTTAGGGGTGTGTTCGTCACGTAATTTGTTATACCACTCCGTGTATCGACTAGAGTCCAGTTGACGCCGTCACGGCTTCCAAGAACAACAAACTTTTGAGGCCCTGAATTTGTTGCCGTCACTGTAATCGAATAACTTGTTAGTATAATTTGAGTAGGTAATTGAAGCTGATACCAAGAGCCTATATAAGAAGTTCCATTCACATCAGTGGTTGTTGTGTTCAATGACCCGTTATATCCTTGATTTCCAGTTGCCGAATAACCGTCAGAAGTTGAACAGCCCCAATTCGTAGACGTTGATTTATCAAACGCCACCCAAGACGGATTTGCACTTGCATATTCACTACTTGAACTCGCCACATACGTCCCACCGTTGATGGATGTCACGTACCCGGTCATGGCCGCAGGAGGCCAAGGAAGCACGTTGGACGTTTGGCCCAGCTTCGTCACGTTGACGCGCCCGTCGCCCGCGATGGACAGGGCCGGCGTGCCGTTGACGTCGCCAAACTCGACGGTCGTGTTGAGGACTTGTTGGGGACTCGTTGAGAGTGCAAGGTACGAGTTGTATATTTCGGTATTTGAAAGAGCTCGGTTGTAGACGGCGAAGACGTTCGTGGATGCTGACACGTAACCACCAGCATTATACGCACCTAATGTTGTACTTGTTGCAAGTCGGTCGGCAACAAGAGTAGCAGTCGTGACCGTAGCAGACGCCGTTTGAACGCCGTTCGTCCACACGTCCATGATCTGCGTCACGGGGTTGTACCGAAACGCTAGGATATACACGGTTCCCTGCACAAATGTGGTAGTCGGAAAGACCTGCCCTCCTCCCACCGAGGCGTTCGAAGGATTTATGTACCAATAAATGTTTTGAGAACCAATGTACCGAAGTACTTCAATAAGACCATTGGTTCCATATACACCAAAACTAAACAGGCGCTCGTAACTTGAAGCCGTACCCGTGAACACACCCTTCCAGATTGCCGTGAATCCCTGTGTCACGATGTTGAAATTTTGCGCGCCGAAGTTCATGTACTGCTTGAGTCCGCGGTCAAACGTCAAGGCGCCCGACTGGATCGTCGGGCTGTTTTGGCCGGCGCGTAGACAAAACACTGTTGAACCAGATGCCGCGTTTGAAAGAGGAGCCGGGGGAACGGTAAACGAAGAACCCGTGTAGAGGGCCACGCCAGTGACTATGCGGACATCGGCCACATAAACCGTTGGAGAAATCTGTGTACCGGCGTTATAGTACTGACCTATCGAAAAAGGTTGACCCTGAGAAAGGTTCGGAAGGCCAGTTCCACTGAAACCGGCCGGCGTGTTCACGAGGACGCCGTTCAGATACAAACGAATATTCGTACCATCATACGTGAAAGCGATGTGATTCCATGTATTTGCTGATATGGTCGCTCCTGTTGTCACCATATTGTACCCTGAATTCGTGAAGTACCAAAGCTCGAACCCTGCATTAGTATTCGCACCAAACGAAAGAGGGTTGATCCCCCCCAAACCTGAACTCATGAAACCGAGTGTGCCCATGATTCGCGGGGACGTTGCCGTGGACGCCCCTGTAAACGTAGGGTAGTTGACCCAGGCCTCTATTGTCATTCCGGAACTTAGCGAATACCCAGTGATGCTCGCCGCATTGATATAATTGGTTGTAGCTCCATTAAAATACACTGAACCTTCCTTATAAAGGTCCGCGAAAGGGCTCTGGGTCACGACCGGGACGGAACCGATGACGTTTAAAGCCGTCCCATTCAGTTCAACTATCCCGTAACTTCCCAAGTTCTGGTTCGCCGGCTGAACTTTTGTTGCTGATGCGAAGATCATGGCGTCGCTCGGCAAGGCGTGCGACCTGACGCTGTCGAGGCTCTGCACCTGTCCCGTGACGACCTGACTGGCCGAGACGAGAGAGGTCATCGCGTTCTATTAGGTGTGGGGATTTGTTTCGTCGAAAAGGTCACTTAAAAATATTTTGACTTTAAATAGTAATGGCTGAGACCTATAACGGTGTTCCGGTTCAGGAACTGTACACCGTCTGGGAAAAAGTCCAGAAGGCTGAGGCTGAGGCCCGTCTCAGGAAGATGGAGGCCGCCCGGCGTGCTCGTGCGAAGTATCGTGAGGCTCACAAGGAGGAGCATAGGGAGCTGAACCGTCAATATTACGAAAATCATAGGGATGAAATTCTGGAGAGGCGGAGGGTTTCGGCCGCCCAGTAATTCGGGGGAGACCCCAGGCCATCTCCCAGACGGTCGCGTCAGGTGGCCGAATTTTTTTCTCACGTCAGGGGTATAGAACGATGCTCTCCCTGACGTGTTACGAAAAGCTCAACCTCCAGAACCTCAGGACGTTGGCCGACCAGGTCAGAGTCCAGGACCCCAAGCTATATGCCCAATTGATGGGTATGTACACAAAGGCGGATAAAAAGTCGGGCGTGTTCCCAGCCCACTACAAGGCGAATAGGGTTCTGGGGGGTCGGCTCTTCGCACGGGGTGGTCTCAGTCTTCAGTACGTCGACAAGCGGACACGTCAAATCATCAGCGCACCATCATGGGACCTGGATATCGAGAACGCTTACCCCACGATACTCATGAACCTATGTGAATTTCACCAAATCAAATGCCCCGTGCTATCCGATTACGTCAAGAATCGCACCAAGTGGTTTGAGCTCGGTGAATCTCCACAACAAATCAAGCAGGATGTTATCGAGTTTCTTTTCGGTTCGGACAAACCCACAAACATCCCGAAACTTCAGGAGTTCAAGGAGGAGATGAAGAACGTCAGCGCCCGCGTCGTGGCACTTCCTCAGTATGCCCAGCTGGTAAAAAAGGTCCGGGCCGTCAAGAATAAGCAAATTGACTCATCGGCCATATCCTACATTATCCAACACAAGGAAATTGAAATAATGACGGACGCTCTCGGATACATGGCTGAGAAGTGGCCGCAGCTCGCTATCCAGGCATACATCTACGACGGGTTCATGGTTCAGAAGAATTTTTCAGTGAATATTGAAGAGGTGTTGATGGCTCTCAACGAGCATATCAAGGGGTACAAGGTGCGTTTCGTCCTCAAAAAGTTTGGGGTTGAGCATACCGATTTCAAGGGCGCGGACCTCGGGTCTGGATCAGAGGTTGAGAATGACCGCGAGGCGCTCCGGCTCGTAATGGAAAAGTTCCCAGGTTTCTTGCGAATGTGTGGTGGCTCGAAGTGTGTGTATGATCCGGATGTTGGGATGTGGGTGAGTGAGGCCCTGGCACTCGGGGTCTACATGCGGCTTGCATACTTGACGCATGGAGACACAAAGTACGGGACGATGGCTCGGGTAATGAAAGGGTCGTTCGATATGATGGAGAGTCTACCGGATGATTCTGAATTCTTTCGTGCAGCCCGAGAGCGCTCACTGGGAAAGACACTTTGGCGCGACTGTATATACGACCAGGACTTACATAGAATCATAGAACACACGCCCGACATCTTTTTCGATCGCCGGGTGGATCGTGACTTTCCAAAGGCTGTCGACCCCGCGACGGTCAAGCTGGTCGAAAAGTACTTTTTTGAGGATCCGTTTCCGAACCAGGGTGTACGGGACGTCTATCGGCGTTCGCTCGCCCAGGCTCTCACTGGACGGAACCCACAGCGACGAATCTTCTTCGAGCTCGGTGAGACGGCTACATGCAAATCCACCCGGACTCAAGCACTCCGTCGAGCTTTTGGAGACTATGTGCTGGTCGCAAACCCCAAGACGTTTGCCAAAGAGTCTTTTGTGAGCACGGGGAGTCCCAAGCCGGAATTTCTTGCACTGGAGAATGCCCGGATTGCGTGCTCCCTTGAGATTGAGTCGCGTGTGGAACTCTCGGGGGCAATGCTGAAGACAATATCTGGTGGAGATGAATTGAGCTTCAGAAATCTGTACACGAGTAAGATGCGCGTGTTCAAGCCACAGTGTACACTCTTTCTGTCGGCCAATGACGTTCCACCAATTACGCCGATGGACGGGGCTATTCAGGATCGTCTGCGGGTCGTGCCCAACGAGGTTCAGTTCCTGACCCGCGACTCTTTGGCGGTCGAGACGGAGTTTCAGAGGTGGCGTGACGAGCGGGTGGCTGACTTCATCAACGCGAACCCTGATGCGCTCGTTCAGCTCTTGCTCGTCGAGACAGACATCTCTGGGCTCGTTAATGACATTCCGGAGATCATGGCGTCTACACGGGAGGTGACAGAGTCGCAGGACAATTTCGAAGAGGTCCTGTGGGAGGCGTTCGAGGAAGGGTGTGTTGATGATTTCACACCCTGTCGGGACGTCATCGCACTCTTCAAGGGGACAGGATTGAGTGAGGTGGCTGTCGGTCGGAGGATGGGGAGGATTGGGTTCGCGTCTCGTGCGAAGAAGGTGAACAAGCACACGGTCAACGGGTACTTTGGTCTTCGCAAGAAATTCGTCTAGGGGTTGGCGGTTGGCGGTTGGGGGTCCGCCTAGAAAATCCCTGCCGTTTAAAAAAGAATTTCAATTTTCAATTTATTTTCACCCTTCATGGACTTTCTGGCTGGATCACCAACCACCAACCACCAACCACAAAGTCCACCAAGTTTTCTAGACTGGTGCCTGAGGCCACACAACACTCAAAGGATCTGTGACCGACTCGGGCAAGTCCCTGAGAGCCTGGCGGTAATCGGACCAAGACGCTTTAGCGTCTTGTGATAAGGGACTGTCATTCATCTGGGTCCAGTCTGAATTTGCTAACCGCAAATTCCGTTCGGTGCGTAGGGCGGTCCATGAGGCGTCGAGCTTGGCTTGGAGTTTGGCTGGGTCTTGGACAAATGTGAACCCACCCTGACCGTCTGACTCGACGCCGAGAGTTTCTTGATCCATTTCGTGTGGATAATCAACCTTCACGAAGTTTTGAAAATCGCTCACAAGAATCGCATTTTCTGGAACGAAACCGACAACAATCGGACCGGAAGGGTCTACAACGGCCTGCATTCTTCTAATTTAACACAAGTTTAAAGTTCGGCGCTTATTCCTATATATGCACCTGTAGATGATAAACCCAGAAACCGAACTTGTCCAACAGTGACCGAGCCAGCGGTACCGTTTCCTACGCTCGTTGCATATAACTCGACATAATTTGTGGATCCCTGACCTTGAGTTGGAATACTCAGTGCACCTAAACTATTGGAATTTATACCGTACCAGTCAAGTGTAAATGTACCACTTGTTGTAAGAGTGACTGTATTTGAACGCATGGGCACTGGATACCTTAATGTACCAAATGCCGTAGACGATGAAGTTATAATCATAGGACACACTTGGTATATGTTCGTGTTATTCGTTGAACTCTCCTGATAATAATACCTCTGACACAGCGCCAGTTCGGTCGCGTACGGCCGCACTTCGAACGGAGTGGCCACGGTCCCTTTCTCGAGCTGGACGCCTGTGAAATTGATGAAATTACCCGCAAGTAAAGGCCAGACTGTAGCGCTCGTCGAAGTTACTGAATTGACCGAGTTCCACTGGTTCGGCGTACTCGTGAGGCCTCCTCCTGCAGTTTGATATGCTCCAATGAAAACACCGATGGAACCAAGATTGTTGCCCGTGTTCCACGTGGATCCGTTCGGTGGTGGAGGCACGGTGAACGTAAAGTATTGCCACGTGTTCTGGACGACAGTGAACGGAATACAGTAGCTGTAGTTGGCTGAGTAGTTCATGAGCGCTGCACATACGACCGAACCCGTCGAAAGATTCGAACGGAACCAGAACGAAAGTGTCACGGGGCTACCGAACGATGTGCCCCAATTGAGGTCATTCGCGTTGTACGCTTCGACAAACTGGATCGGGTCAATATACGTAAAGTTTGTACATGCGACGTTGACATATACATTCATGTAGTTTCTGAACCCAAGTTGATACGGGTTTTCTGAAGCCCCAAGTGTAGACTGGAACTGTGTAATCACACCAGTCGTAATTGTTGACTGTATAACGAATCTGTCAATCATGTAAGCGTTTGTTCCGCTCGTCGAAGACAGAAGGTTACTCGTCCCCCTCTGCGCGATTCTCATGTCACCGTTGATGATGCGGTTGCGGAACGCACCCATTCCAGCACCTCCACTGATCGTGCCCGAGACGACCAAGTCGCCAGCGACCTCCAAGGCGCGCTGCGGGTTGGCGATGCCCACGCCGGTTTTTGAATCAGAACTGATACAAAAACCCTCTTCGGTGCCGTTGAGGGTCCATTCGGAAAACTGAGGCAAGTTACCACCCGTGGTCTGAGATATCACGAATCTGTAAAAGCTATAGGCCTGAGTGCTTGATGGGGTAAAGGTCAAGAGGGAACTAGAATACGCCACTGATGTACGAGAATCGACAAGAGTCCAGTTGAGTCCATCGCGACTCCCGAGGATCCACCATTTCGAAGGACCCTTGGCCGAATCACCGCTATAATTCAACAGTGTGTATGTTGACAGAATAATCGACATCGGAGTCTGCACCTGAATCCATTCACCTGCGTATGCCACCCCAAGTGTGTCGACTGTCGTGATAGAACCAACATACGTGCCACCCGGACCAGTATACGTGACGTTTCCAGCTGCCCACAGAGATGATGACGACTTATCAAACGCAGCCCAAGCGGGTAGCCCCGAGTACTCACTACTAGCACTCGCCACGTACTTACCCTGCCCGTACGTGACGGCTGTGTTGCCCGTTGTATCGAGCAGGTACGAGGACATGGGCGCCGGGGGGTACGACTGAACTGTACGGGTCGCACCGATACTCGTCGAGTTCAAGCCGCGGCCCTGGACCTCGAGGGTGGTCCCGACCTGTCCGCCCAGTGACTTGAGGAGGAGCAGCGTAGCCGAGTCCGTTGCAAACGGACTCGTGGGGACCGTGTAGCTCGAGCCGGTGTACCGAGCCACGTTGGACACGCGGACGTCGGCGAGGTTGCCGTACAGGTTATAATTTCCCACACCTAGACCATATGAACCAAAAGACCCTATAAGGAAATTGTATGATGGTACGAAAACTGGAAGGGGAGTTAATCCAGTTGTAGACGTTATATATGAACCTCCTAGGTACAGATTCGACGTCGAACCGTTCCATACAACTGCAATATGATACCACGTTCCTGTACTTACTGTTACTGCTGGATTCTGAATGTAATTTCCACCAGAAATAAACGTTGGGATGGTTCCGTTAAAATAGAGTGCAAAATCCAACGGCACCGATGAAGAAACTCCAGGCGCTAGACTTCTTGCAAATACCGGATTGTTTACAGATGTGGATGTGAGATACACCCACGCCTCAATAGTCCACGCGTTCGCCCACAAGTTCGAATTGACCACGGAAGACGCCGCGTTGCCATAGTCGATGTAGCCCGTGCCGTCGAAACGGATCGAGTCGAGCTGCGGGTAACTCGTGAGCGGTCCTGCGACGTTTGAAGTGACGCCGCCTACGGGCGTGGGAAGAGCTCCATAGCTCGTGGACTGGAGCGCCAGGGGCGTGACGTCCTGGATGCTTGGGTAGGTGGGCAAAGGGTACTGGGACTCGAGTTGCCAGGCGACGGTTGCGCCCGCGGGGACCGCTGCAAAGTTGGGGTTCGGTGTGAAATTTCCGCTTGAATAGACGTTTGCCGCAGCTTTACTTCCAGCGCTCGTATCATTACCAATAACAATACGCGCCTTTGCGATGGCGAAGTTTGGATTTGGACCGGTCGCGTACTGTCCCAACGTTATAGGGTACCCTGAAGTTCCAGGAACCGTAGGAACCGTAGGAGCTATCGTGTTATTGCCACCAGCAGGGGAATACCCACCTGTACCTGATAGAGTCTGGAACGTTCCGTTCAGGGCGACGTAAATATTTGAACCGTTCGATTGCGCCATGATGTGAATCCATTGGCCGGTCGTGATGATGTTGTTCGATGTACGAACTGCGGAACCGGCGTTGAGAGGGTAAAAACTTATGGCGGCGTTGGAAGTTGCTCCAAAGAACCAGTCAAAACCGGTACCACCACTTCCCGTCTGACACTTGGCAATTTGGTACGGGAAATCACTTCCAGAAAAGGACCCACCAAAGTTCGCAAGAGATGCGTAGTTCACCCATGCCTCTATACAGAAACCTCTTAAATTGAGTGTAGTGTCAAGAGAGGTGACGTTCTGTGTATAAAAAGACCCCACCGTCCCCGGCAAGGTCAAACAAGGTCCATAGGGCGAGGTCGAGGCGCCCGGGAAGTATTGACTATTGAGCGCGAGAGTCAGATTGGACGTGTATCCCGTGTCCATGCCCGTGCGGTACGTGGGAGCGGTTGTGAAGGGTGCACTTTGAGGTGTGAATGTAGCGACGGGGACGATAGAGCCTTTCATGATGCGCAAGTCGCGTATCGATGCATTCAAACTACTGTCGCCTATGGAAATTGATGCAGTAGATGTGTAAGCCGCCGTACCGGTGCCAGTGTTCGTTCCGTCAGCTGCACCGTTCAAGAAAAAGTACTTTGTTTTAGTCGATGCAACATATGAAAGGGCTACATGGTACCAACCTGGAATGGCCGAGAGTGTAGTACTGTTTGTGGAGAAACCACCCAAACCGCCGACATTGAATGTTGCTCTCCAGGTACCTGAACCAGTGATACCCCATGACCAGTCTGTTCCCTGTACAACAAAGTTTCCACCGTTCGCTGAAATATATACCCAAGTCTCCATGAAAAGGTTCGAAGTTTGCAGGTTTGTCACGACTGAATGATACTGGCCGAAAAAAACATTCGACTGAGTCGTTCCTGGAAAGACTACACAAACGTTAGAATTCTGAGTCCCCATCGCGGCCGCATTACTCAAATAATTCTTGATCAAATTTGTGGTTGTTGTCAAAGGAACGCTTCCGGTCACATACTGTGACACGTCCAAAGACCCAGCCGGAACGCGCTTGGCAGTTGTATACAAGCCTCCGGCGGTGTCACCTACGGTGACCACGTTCCCAACAAACGACGTGTTTCCATTCACGGTCAAAGTTTCAGACAAAGACGTAGGAACGACACCAAGACCAACAGGGCCCGAGTTGTAATAGACGGACGTACCTTGTTGGATCCATGGGTTCGTGCCTGTATTGATAAAGCCGCCGATTGGTTTGATTGACACGAACGTACTGACGTTACTGAGAGCGACATTACCAGTGACGGTTCCAGGGAAGGAACACTCGACGAAATAAACGTTGGAAATGTTCGTGATGTTGAGAGGTAACTTAATCGAGGTTGTAGGGTCCTGTGTGTACATGGGGGCATATGTGTACAAGTACGCAGTACTTGCACCAGGCGAAGCCGAGTCAGAACTTAATGTACCAACCCGAAACTGAACAGGCGTGTTACCAGTAGTGTTGAGACACAGATTCACTTCGTAAATACCCGCCTGATTCACCTGGAAATTACCGTTTGCAGTAACTGCTAAAGAGGTGGACGTCCCGGAGACGGTCCAACCATTTGCACTCGTTAAAGTGATGCGGTATGTGTTGGACGAGTAAACACCGGAAAGATTGGAAGATGACGAGCAGTTACAGAGAAGAGCAGAGGCGACGCCGGTCGCACTCGTGAGGTAGTTACCAAAAGGGGCAACTTGGATGTAGGTACCATAGGCAGAGCCAGCAGCGGTAATCGAACGGGTAGGGTAAAGGAGTGAAGGTGTTCCCGCGACCGTACTGATGAAAATATCGAGGTAATAGTACTGGGACACGTCCGTAACTGTAATTGGAATCGTGACGACGTGGGAAGGGGACGCGCCCGACGGGTAATTGTATACGTAGTCGTAGCCGGAGGTGGCTGTGACGGAAGGAGGAAAAGTGGACGAAGAGGTTTTACCAAGAGCAACTTTGACGGGGGGTTGGTCGGGTGCAAAGACACAGGTAATTTGGTACAAACCAGCAACTGAAAACTTAAGCATACCGGTCGAGGCTGTGAACTGGGTAACAGCCTGTGCCGCCTCGGGTGTGAATGCCGCCAAGTTGAGATGGTAACCCGAGATGGAAGGTCCGGCTGTTCCGGTTGCAAATGCGCCCGGTAAACTGTAGTTTGCACTTAGAGTATACAGAATACCCTGGGACGCACCGGAACCAGAACCGACGGAACCGCCCGAAGAGAACAAGTTGCCTGAAACAACCAAGTTGCCCGTGAGATAGACGTTACCCATACCCGTGTTTGTCGAGAGGTTCGAGGACATGATGATGTTTGACGTGTACAGATTGGAACCAACAGTCAAGTTTGCAATGTTTGCATCGCCCGTGACGTTCAGAGAAACGACGTTGGCAACGGCAACATTCTCCGTCAGGACATTTGCATTTGATAAAAAGGCGGTTCCTGAAACGTTAAGACTGGTTACATTGGTCGTTGAAAGGTTTGAACCCGATGTAACATTGAGTGAGGTTCCAAAAAGGGACGCGGCATTCATAACAAGAGCGTTGGCGCTTGTGTACACGTTAAGGGTTGCAATGTTTGCGAGCGTCTGAACAGTCATGTTTGTGGCATTTGACGTTGCAGCATTCAAAGTTGTAACATTGGTCGTTGAAAGGTTCGAACCCGACGTAACATTCAATGTAGTTCCAAAAAGGGAACTAGCATTGAGAGTCGTAACATTGGTCGTTGAAAGGTTCGAACCCGATGTAACATTCAATGTAGTTCCAAAAAGGGAACTAGCATTGAGGGTCGTAACATTGGTCGTTGAAAGGTTCGAACCCGACGTAACATTGAGCGAGGTTCCAAAAAGGGACGCGGCATTCATAACAAGAGCATTGGCGCTCGTGTACACGTTAAGGGTTGCAATGTTTGCGAGCGTCTGAACAGTCATGTTTGTGGCATTTGCCGTTGCAACATTCAAAGTTGTAACATTGGTCGTTGAAAGGTTCGAACCCGACGTAACATTCAATGTAGTTCCAAAAAGGGAACCAGCATTGAGGGTCGTAACATTGGTCGTCACAAGGTTCGAACCCGATGTAACATTCAATGTAGTTCCAAAAATTGATCCAGAATTTAGGGTTGTAATATTGGTGGTTGCAAGGTTTGAACCAGATGTAACATTGAGGGAGGTTCCAAAAAGAGACGTGGCATTCATGGTGAGTGCATTGCCGGTCGTTACGTTGAGTGTGGTAACATTGCTCGTAGCGATATTTGCATTGGAAAAGGTTGAGGAGATTGAGACGTTGAGTGATGTCACATTAGCCTGGGTCATAACATTGAGCGAAGCAACGTTGACGGTTTGGATATAGGCTGAACCAAATTGGGACGAGAGTTGACCGAGGTTGGATGAGCCTGAGACGTTAGGAAGGAGATTACCTGATAAAGTTGTCGACGTATTGAGGACCGTGAGGTTCCCTTGTAAAAGGGTGTTGCCGGTGGTGACCACATCACCGAAATTGGTAATGGTGGGCATCTCTAATACAGGGAAACATTTGTTTCCCGTCGGGCCGAAGGCCCTCCGCCGCAGGATTTAATTACGGCGAGCGAAGCTCGCCGTTTCACTGAACCTACAAAGGCCTCAGAGTCACGTACGAACCCGTGTATGCCTCTGCAGCTGTGTTTGTGTACCGAGTCCTATGTATATTGTCCGTCTGATTCGTTGATTCAATGTCCAGGAAATAGTACTTGTTTGTGTTATCAACATAAAACGGAATTGTGATTGGGACTGAAGGGTCCTGACCAACACCAATTCTATAAACATATTCCCAAACGTTGGTATCGGCTAAATTTGAGTGAACATCGGACGTGTTTGAACTCAAAGCAAGGGTCTTTATGTTTTTGTCAGCTGTGATAACCACGGTAAAGACCCACGGACCGGTTACGGAAAACTTGAACGACCCGTTTGCGCTCGGACCAGTCACAAAAGGGTTTGAGCCATACGTGGTCCATGACGCGATCGGGTTCGGAGCAAACAGAGTATACAAATTGCTCGACCATGTACTTGCGATATTTCCGTACCAATTGCCTGTGTTATTCAAAGTGTACGTCGCATTGAGATTCATAAAAAGACCAGACGAGGCGGGAACGGGGACGGGGGTCGATATGCTTGTGACATTCAGTGTCGAAATGTTCGCCTGATTCATCACGACGAGCGTTGAAAGATTAGATGTTCCAGAAACGTTGAGACCCGTGAGTGTACCCAAACTGGTAATGTTGGGCTGGAAAGGTTGGCTTACGACGAGAGCGACATTGGAGTTTGCGACGTTTCCAACCAGGTTTGACGAATTGATGTTTGAAATTGCAGAGCCGTTTGACGCGACGAGTAACCCTGAGACTGTAAGACCCGTAAGAGTACCTACACTGGTAATGTTGGGCTGGAAAGGCTGGGAAACAACAAGAGCGACGTTGGAGTTTGCAACGTTTCCAACCAGGTTTGATGAATTGAGGTTTGAAATTGCAGAGCCGTTTGACGCGATAAGTAACCCCGAGACGGTAAGACCCGTGAGTGTACCCAAACTGGTAATGTTGGGCTGGAAAGGCTGGGAAACAACGAGAGCGACATTGGAGTTTGCGACGTTCCCAACCAGGTTTGACGAATTGATGTTTGAAATTGCAGAGCCGTTTGACGCGATAAGTAATCCTGAGACTGTGAGACCCGTGAGTGTGCCCACACTGGTAATGTTGGGCTGGAAAGGCTGGGAAACAACGAGAGCGACATTGGAGTTTGCGACGTTACCCACAAGGTTTGACGAATTAATGTTTGAAATTGCAGAGGCGTTGGGAGCTATGAGTAGTCCAGAGACTGTGAGTGTTGACACATTAGAGGTTCCCGTGACGTTCAAGGCTAAACCAAAAAGTGACGAAGAGTTCAAAGTAGTCACATTGGTCGTGGAAAGATTGGATGTACCAGCAACGTTCACAGATAGGGCCGAAAAGGTTGTGACGTTTTCAGTCGCTGTGTTTGCCAATAAAATGTTCGAGGTTGATGCAATGTTTATGGCAGTTGCATATACGAAAGGAATGGTCAACGTATCGAAATTAAAAATGGTATTGGTCGTGTTTGACGTAAACCCGGTTGTGACTATATTTGTAACATTCAAATCGGATACGTTTGCACTCTGAACATTAATTGTAGATAAATTTGAAGTACCTGCATAAAGGGACACGGCATTCATGACCAGTGCATTACCGCTCGTGTATACATTGAGCGTTGCAATGTTTGCAAGGGTCCTGACGGTCAAAGTTGTGAGGTTCGATGTTCCCGTGACGTTCAAATTTGTTCCGAAAATTGACGAGGCGTTGAGTGTTGCCAAGTTGGACACGGACGTGACGTTTAGGGCCGACCCAAAAATTGATGCGGCATTCAAAGTTGTTACATTTGCAGAGGAAAGGTTGGATACCGATGTGACGTTTAGAGCCGACCCAAAAATTGATGCGGCATTCAAAGTTGTTACATTTGCAGAGGAAAGATTAGATACCGATGTGACGTTTAGGGCCGACCCAAAAAGTGACGAGGCGTTGAGTGTTGCAATATTTGTCGTTGTCAAGTTGGACACGGACGTGACGTTTAGAGCCGACCCAAAAATTGATGCGGAATTCAAAGTTGTTACATTTGCAGAGGAAAGGTTGGATACCGACGTGATGTTTAGAGCCGAACCAAAAATTGATGCGGAATTCAAAGTAGTTACATTTGCAGAGGAAAGGTTGGACGCAGACGTAACGTTTAGGGCCGAACCAAAAATTGACGAGGCATTCAAAGTTGTTACATTTGTTGTTGCTAAGTTGGACACGGACGTGACGTTTAGGGCCGAACCAAAAATTGACGAGCCGTTGAGTGTTGCAATATTTGTCGTTGCCAGGTTGGATACGGACGTAACGTTTAGGGCCGATCCAAAAAGTGAGGAGGCGTTCAAAGTAGTTACATTTGTTGTTGCTAAGTTGGACACGGACGTGACGTTTAGAGCCGAACCAAAAATTGACGAGGCATTCAAAGTTGTTACATTTGTCGTTGCCAAGTTGGACACGGACGTAACGTTTAGGGCCGACCCAAAAATTGACGAGGCGTTGAGTGTTGCAATATTTGCAGAGGAAAGGTTGGATACGGACGTGACGTTTAGGGCCGACCCAAAAAGTGACGAGGCGTTCAAAGTTGTTACATTGGTTGTTGTCAAGTTGGACACGGACGTGACGTTTAGAGCCGAACCAAAAATTGACGAGGCGTTGAGTGTTGCCAAGTTGGACACGGACGTGACGTTTAGAGCCGAACCAAAAATTGAAGAAACGTTCAAATTCGTACCGAAAATTGAGGCGGAATTTAACGTCGAGGCGACATTCAGGGACGTCAGGGTTCCCACGGACGTGATGTTTGGCTGAGAAGGCTGACTCACGACGAGAGCGACGTTGGCGTTTGCAACGTTTCCAACCAGGTTGGAAGAATTGATATTTGAAAGACCCGAGGCGTTTCCAGTGTATAAAAGGGCTGACACGGTGACGAGGTTTGAACCGTCAGAAACGTTTAAAGAGGTTAAAGTTCCAACGGTCGTAATATTTGTTTGTGTATTTGCGAGTTGGGACGCGAGAATGAGACCGTTCAGGTTCGACGTGGTTAAGTTTGAAAGGGCCGAGGCGTTTCCTATGTATAGACTGCTCGTCAGAACGTCTACGAGCGCGCCGCCAGCAACGGTCAATGAATACCCTGGACTTGAAGACGTGTGTATACCCACGTTGCCCTCGGGGTCGATGACCATTGCCAAAGTCTGAAAGTCCCAAAACTCGGCGACGTTGTACGAGTGACCAGGACCGCCACCCTCGTACTGAACCACTTTAAGGGCTGTCGCCGTCCCTGAATTGTTTATACTCAGGGCGTTCGTAGCCTGTGTGTTTGTTGCTGTGATTGTGAAATTGCCCGTGACGACGAGGTTGGCGGCTGTGACGTTTCCAAAACTATGGAATCCCGTAGTTGCTGAGAGATTTCCCAAAAGGTTTGTATCACCGCGAACCACGAGGTTTTGAGTCGATGTGGTCGCAAACACATTGAGGTCTCCAAGAACATTGGAGTAACCCATCTAATAAACTCTGAGAAGTTATTAGAGGAGATGTCTTTGACATCGGCGGCACCCCAACCGACTTTGGCGTGGCAATTTGATGGAACCACGACGGACTATATGTCAGGACTTTCTGGAGTTACAACTGGTTCCACAACATATGAGCCAGCAAAATTTAACAATGGAATTCGAATTTCAAATTTAGGGGGACTCACATCAAACTATGTGTCTTGGACAACAACGAACGCATTTAATATAGATACAGGAACATCGATATTTTGTTGGATAAAGTTCAACGATTTAAGCAATTTAGCACAGATTCAGACATTTTTAGGAACGGGTGGTACAAATGTTTTTAAATTTCAGGTGGGCACAAATAGTTTTCTCCAGTGTCAACTCCAGGATTCAGTTTCTCTCAAAAACGTGAATATGTTCGTGCCCATTGCAGGAATATGGTATCACGTGGGTGCTGTTTTGTCAAACGGTACTTTACAAACATACAAGGATGGCGCAACGAGCGGTTCAACAAGCTATGTCCAAACTGGGATAACTTTGAGCAACTCTTTACGAATCGGAATGGCTCCTAATTTTTCAGGATTTTCAGTCAAGGACACAACAATGGACGACCTCCGCATCTACGGGGCGGCCCTAAGCGCCGCACAGGTTCAGGCGGTGTACCGAGCTCAGGGGATGCCGAGTCGGGGCGTGTTTACATCGTCCGTGTCCGGTTCTGGTGTACCCACGGATTTTGCACCAAATCCCGCGACGATTCCTGTGGCGACTGTATCTAAAAATGGTCCTTTTTCGTCCGAAGGGTCTTTGAGTTTTTCAGGGACGGGTATCCAAGTGAACGCTTCAAAGTTTCCGTTCAATTGGTACACGGGATTTACGGTGGAGGCATGGGTCAACTATACGAATTTTACAAATACACTGGCGGCCGGAGTCGCTCCACAAACACTGGGTGTCATGCAAACCACGGGAAATATAGACGATTGGTCGTTTGGGGCAAACACGTCTGGACAACTCCGATTTTATTACTATTTTACGGGCCAAAACGCTCAACTCAGTTCGAATACCATAACTGCGGGAACGTGGACCCATATATGCGCGCAACACGATGGCACGAGTTTTCACATGTATATAAACGGGGTCCGGTGCGTCGGTCCCGTGACCATTACAGGCGCCGTGTCTCTTTCTTCATCCCATTCGTACTTTTCGTTCGGTCAGTACTTTAATTCAACCGGTCCCACGTTCAAAATTGCTGACGTCCGTCTCGTCCAGGGGTCGAACGTCTACCCCGTTACGGGGTTCACACCCCCGTCCAGTAAGCTCACCACGAGTCCCGTCGGTACGACAATTTTCCTCATGCAAGTTCCTTTGGCGTCTGGGACGGGTACTTTTTCAAATAAGGTATAGTAGGAGAAATGAGTGCCACATTTCTTAGAACCACTCAAGGCCAATTGGCGTTTGTGAATCAGGGATCCGGTCTCCCGACGTGTTTCGTTTCGTCGTTTCAATCCGCCATCGTCGCGGGGAACGCCCCGGCAAACATGTCCAACGTGGGTATGACGGCGCTCGTCTCGGCGTACCAAGATGACATTGCAAACGCATGGAACCTTCCCATAGATTTTTACTTTTTGGGAACAAATTATGGTAAGAATCTCAATGGCGGAATGGGATGGGACTCCAATTTTGTCATTAGTTTTTCACTCGCGGGAAACGACATCACGTGGCCAAATACAAAACCGGGCGTGTGTCTCGGAAACGCGGATCGCGCCACAAACACGTTTCATTACTCAGGGCTCCAAACGTCCGGGTCAGCTCAGTACATCAATTGCGTCCTCCAGGGGCAAAACGCGTATAATGACGGTGTGGCCTATGCAGTCAAGTACCAGTACAGACTCATCAGGGACACAGGATACCAATATATCGAGGTGAGAGCCGCAGCCGGTCCCGCAACTCAGGGAACGTGGAAAGTGGTTTCAGGACCACCTGGAGGGAACGTCCTACTCGCCACGGGAACGTACGTGGGGACGGGTCAGAGCGGCGTATGGAGAAGTTCACTGACGGGGACAAACTGGACATGGTTCGCCAATAGCTACGTGAACATTTAGAATTGCCTTTTTGAACGGCTCTTTGATATACTCGTCTGCTACAAACGCCTCAATCTCCGAGAGAAGGTGTGTACGGAGCGCATCACTTGTGCGCGATTCAGTATCTGCGATCGTCATGAGCGTCGCCTTGGTCTCCGGGCTGAGCGCGTTCCATGCAGCGCGTGCATCATCCCCCGGTTTGACCGAAACCCAGTGTGACATCCATTTATTCATGGCGCGTTCCATTTAAAAATGACGAGCATTACATTTTTAAATGATTCGAGTTCCGCAGGTGTATCTGATGAATGTAAAGACGTATGCAAACAAAAAAGTCCATCGCCTGATTGTGGCACACCCAAAGTCGGTCCAGTACATTCAGCACGACCCCGAGAGTGCCGAGATGCGTATTCGTTATGTTACGGGTGAAGAGCTCACGATGTGTAACCCGGACGACCCACAGAGTGTCAAAAAGGCGTTTGAGGACCTCGTGTACCAGATTAAGGATTGTTCGGACTGAACAACTTAAAAAATCAAAGTGCATGTTAAAGTATGGCCCGACCCATTCTGAAATGGGTCGGCGGAAAAACCCAAATCTTGTCAGACGTTTTATCTACATTTCCACCTGAAATTCAGGGCGACTACTATGAACCCTTTGTGGGCGGTGCGTCCGTTTTGCTTGCTGTTCTCTCTCGGTGTAAAGGCCATGTATACGCCTCGGACCTGAATCCACACCTCATTGCCCTCTACCAAAAAATACAAAAAGAACCAGAGACGCTTATACGAGAACTTGAGGCTCTGGAAAAAGACACGTCCGAGGAGACGTACTACGCAAAACGTCAAGAGTTTATACGTGACCCGCGTCCCGACCTTTTTGTATACCTCAATAGAGTTGGGTTCCGGGGTTTGTATCGCGAAGGACCAAACGGGTTCAATGTTCCGTACGGACACCCAAAAGTTCCACCAAAACTGTGTGACCCCGAAAACATTCGTGCATTTTCAAAAGCTGTACAAAACGTAGAATTTAGACACGAGTCGTACGAACAAGCACTTGAGAGAACCAAGCCTGGAGATTTTGTATATGTGGACCCACCGTACGTACCCGAAACGAAGACGTCGTTTACAGAGTATGTACGAGGAGAGTTTAATCACGAAACATTTTTTGGGACCCTACGAAAACTAAAGTGTTCATGGGTCATGAGTAATTCGAGCGCGCCATTGGTACTCAAAGAGTTTCCAGGGGTGCGTCAAGTTTCTGCGCGGAGGGCAATTCACTCGAAGAATCCAGGGTCGCGAACGATGGAAGTGCTAGCTCAGAGCCCTTGACGTACTCGATACCCATAGATTTCCAAAACTCGGTAATATTTTCAAGTGCCGAATCTTTCTTGATATCAAACCAGATGGATTCGGCCCTTCCAAAAAGAACGATACGCAAAGGTTTTCCGTAAAGGGTCGGAACGTTTCTGTACTTGATTGGAACGCCAAGGATTTTCTCACCGGCCGTACCCGGTGTGAACCACGACTGGGTCTTGACCTCAATGATAAATTCGGGGGTTTCCCAATCGGGTTGGTGGCCGTTGATACACTTGGGACGCCAACCGTCTGGAAAAAGTTCTTGAATCAAAAGTTGGCCAAACATACCGGTCCACATTTTCGAGCCGGTTTTGACGAGCGAGCGACCCCATTCATCTTCCTGAGCCTTTGTTGTCCTGAACGTACCCCTGAGCCACGCATGGACCTGCGTGTTTTTCAGCATGGTTTACTAGCGGTTGAAGTTTCTAAGTGGGTCCATGAGATTTACCAAAAGGTAAGGGATATAGTCCGTTTTTGACCTCAAGTGCCTATACTACGTGTCTACTATAAGGGGGTGTAAATTACCTTTGGAAAAAAAATTTCAAAATATTTTTAAACAGTGTATATCCCTTACCTTTTAATAAAACTTAAAAAATTTCAGGGTATGTATCAGTATGATACCAAAGTGTGATATCACATGGTGTCAAGACGAGGCTATCGAACCTTCCGGTCTCTGTACGGAACATATCCGGGATCTGAAACCCGGTGACCCCCGGCTCGGACCCGAAATTTTTTTCGTTAAGCAAAACCTCAGGCCGGGTCAGCTTCCCAGAAGTTTAGGTAAATTTTTTTTCTTGACAACTGACAAGTATGGTCGAGACTGTATGTCCGAAGTGCCAGAAAGTTTTTACGCACCCAAAGTACCTATCACTGGCGACTCAAAAATTGAATAGACACTTGGACCGTAAAAACGCATGTGACGGTTCAACGGGAGCGTACAAGTGTGAAAGGTCTGTAACAATGACACCGCCCGATATAAGCAATCTTGACATGACTGGTATTATCGAATCGCTCGACGGGAACATTCGCTTTGTATATGTTGCAAGTCACATTTTCAATGTACTGAACGCGCGAAACAATTTTGTAACAATGCCAAATGTAAAACTCCATGAAATCTATTACATGTTGGATGGCGAAGTGAAATGTTCAACACCCAAAGAATTTGTTTTTGTTTTTTGGAGCTATGTTATGGTCAGACAGGTTGGACCAATTTTAAAGGAAAATTGGAACCGGTACGAAAAGTACTCGAATGCACTGGTCGATGGACCTATGTGGAGCATAGAACGGGAAGTCACGCAACTGGCGTATATAAACGTTTTTCTCAGATCGGAGTTTTATAAGAAAATGAAATCTGGAATTGTGGGTCACCTGAAAACAATGCCCCGAGGAGAACGAACACAGTTGAGAATAAATATGGGTGTAAAAATTCCCGAGGAGAGACAAATTTTTTATTTACATCCGGAATTAAGGTGTAGCGTCAAGAAGTGTCAAAAGTTTGTCAAAGAAAATGGTATGTGTGAAGAACACTTGGCGATGGTTTAAACCTTCAGTGGGTCTGTTTACAAAATGTTCTGATTTCCTTCCTAAATTCCTAAGGGGGGGTGTCTATGGTTTCGACCATCACACTTGTCCCCTTATATTTCCTAAAAACTCCCGGGAGTTTTTAGAAAATCGTAGCTTAAAATATTTTTTAAAAATCAGACATACCCCCCCTTAGGAATTTAGGAAGGAAAATATTACCCTAAAAGCTGCAGTATGTGGTCACATGAAACAAGTACCGAGAACTGAACGCGCCCAGCTTAAAATCAATATGGGTACACCGTCTCCTGCAGAAACTACATTCTATTAAAAACTCCCAACCTACATCAGGTACGATGGAACTACTACTTGTATCAACACTGTTCGACCCATTCAAATACTCGGGTGGTTGGTACGAGACGGCCTCGATTAAAAAAGGGTTTTTCGGACTTGGCCAAACGGATTGTATGGACACTCGAGGCGTGTATGAGTACAGGAGTGAAGAAGACGAGATTGACGTGGCGACCCAGTGTAGACATCTGGACGGCCACATCAGTGGAATCAAAGGTATTGTGACGTGTCCAAGAGGCGCGCCAGCGCTAAAGTCGCGACGACCGCTTGCGACATGTTCACTCCGGTTCCCGAGCGCGCCATATGTCCCGCCATCAAACTATACAATTTTAGAAACGGATTATGATTCGTATGCAATTGTCGAGTCTGGCCTTGGGCCAAAAAGCTCAGCACCCTTTGTTCAGATTTATTCAAGATATGCACGACCGGGTCTTCGGTTTATCGAGGCAAAGAAGGAACTTTTAAAAAAATGGGGGTATGACCCGGACGAATTGCACATGACACCAGTCACGCTTGAAAGTGATATGAGTTCACGCTAGCCCAAGGAATTCGCGTCCAATTTTTGAACCAACAAACATCACCGCGTGCTGACGAGTTGCCGTACGCACGTGCTCACGCAGAAGCTGGAAATGGGCCGCCAAAACAGGGTTGTGTAAAAGTCCATTAATACAGTAGATTTCAGCCACCCCGCTGAATCAGTAGATTTCAGCCACCCCGCTGAATCAGTAGATTTCAGCGTCCGCCTGCCAGACAAATTCAGCCTCGTCGATTTTATTGTTTCCAGAACCTTGAGTAAAATTGAACGTGAATCCGTACGTTGATGTCGTGTAGCTTGTAATGGCCGTGTTGGCATATGTTCCGCCGTTTGTGATTGACGTGAACGTACTCACGTTCGTGTTCGCCGAAAGGTTTGCAAATGTGGTATAAACTGTAACATTCGCACTATTGCGCTTGGTCACAACAAAAGGAACGGTTGGGATACGCCCTGATATAAGACCAACTGAATATTGTGTTTGTGGATTGGTCTCATAGTAGCGCTCACACAAACGTATAGTTTCGGCGAGTGGGCGAATTTCAAAAGGGGTTGAAATCGTACCGAGTTCGAGCTGAACACCTGTAATCTGGAGTAAAGACGGTGCGCTTGTAGCCCAATTGACGGCACCTGTCACAGCCATGGGTGCATAGCCGGGACTTGCAGTCCAGTTTGTGGTTGGTGCAACGTTCGCACGCCCCGTTCCGAAAGAGATGCCTGCAAGGCACACCTGAATAGAACCACTCGTACTGTCCGTCCATGTCCCGATGGTACAAGCCGGTACATAGACTGTGTATCTGTTCCATGAGTTTGTGAGTGTCACGAGGTTTGCATAGTATGTATTGTCGTTCTTAGACCTGAGAACGACCGAGTAGTTACCTGCGACAGCGGCATTTGCAAAGAATGTAAGGACCATGGGTTTGGCAGTAGCCTGACCGAGACGCAGATCATACACACCCGAAGCCTCAATAGTTTGGACCAACGGACAAACCCACGTATTGTCGAGATTTGTACCAAACGCACGCGATGTATAGACGTTTGCACAATTGGAAAATCCGTTGGTTTCTCCAACTGGAGTGTACTGGCGAATGGTAATCGAAACATTCGATGTGCTTAAATTGCCCGTATCGACGAACCAGCGGTCCATGACAAAAGCGTTTGAAAGTGAAAAAACGGATGTATTTGAAATGGTTAAAATGTTTGCACGATTCGCGACGCGGAATGTGCCGTTTATTAGGCGGTTCCTGTAACCCGAAAAGTTTTCGTATGAGACGTGCTGTGAAAAGTACCCCTGACCCGTAACATATAATGCATAGGGCGGTGTGGTTGCGACACCTCCACCCACCGCCAAGTTACTCTGGACCAGGACATTTGATGCAACGTTCAGAATAGGCCCGTATGTTCCGAGTGATGATATGTTTGATGTAACGATACGCTGAGCCGCAGCCGTTCCGGTGGAGACGTCCAGGTTATAGGCGGGATTTACAGCTCCAATTCCGACCGAATTTGAAAAGTAAATGTTTGAACCAGAATTGATCCATTGAGTTCCGGGTGTACCGCCTGGACCTCCGGTTGCGAGTCCTCCACCCTGGAGCGGTGTGATTGTGAGGTACGTACCGCCCGATGTGTTTGCCGTTTGGTGCAAAATACCACCATCTGTACTAAACAGGTCGAGGTAATAGTACTTGGTCGTGTCCGTCACATTGAAAGGAATCTCTATGAGTTCCGTCGGGTTCTGAGTGATGAATGTCGTGTATCTGTACATGTAGCCCTGGTTGGTTCCGTGAGCATCTGCAACGTTTGAACCAATAGCAAGGCCCGTGATGTTATCTGAACTATTAAAGACGGCGCGAAGGAGGTACGGACCAGCAACACTAAACTGGAAGTTGCCGTTAGCCGTGACGGTAATGAGCGTGGAGGTTCCATTGATTGTGAAACCATTTGAGAGACCGACGGAAAGGGGGTACGTTGTACCATACAAAGCGCCCGTGTATGGTGTCTGGAGCGCAATATCACTGGGGAGTGAAAAGTAGTACCCACCACCCGAACCCAAGGGCGTACCCAGAGACGAAAAGACGTTGCCCGAGACGATAATGTTTCCGGTAAGGTATGTATTGCCTAAAGGTCCGGCAAGAATATTGGATGTCACCACAAGGTTGGATACGTTTGAATTGTTTGCAAAAAATGAAGAGGCGTTAAGTGTTGAAACATTTTCAGTAACGATATTGGCGGTCAAAACATTTGCAACGGTAAGGAAAGATGACGAAGCATTTGCAACAGTAAAAAAAGCAGAGGAGGCGTTAAGAGTCGAGACATTTGCCGTTGTTAAATTTGCGCTGAGAACGTTTGCAACAGTAAGAAAAGAGGAGGAGGCGTTGAGTGTCAAGACATTTGCCGTTGTTAAATTCGCACTGAGAACGTTTCCAACGGTAAGGAAAGTAGAGGAGGCGTTAAGAGTTGAAACATTTGCCGTTGTTAAATTTGCGCTGAGAACGTTTGCAACAGTAAGAAAAGAGGAGGAGGCGTTAAGAGTTGAAACATTTGCCGTTGTTAAATTCGCACTGAGAACGTTTCCAACGGTAAGGAAAGTAGAGGAGGCATTGAGTGTTGAAACATTTGCCGTAACTAGGTTGGCGGTTGAAACGTTCCCAGTCGTCAAAAAGGCAGACACGGCATTAAGTGTCAAAACGTTCCCGTTCGTCAAAAAGGATGAAGAGGCGTTGAGTGTTGAAACATTTGCCGTAACTAGGTTGGCGGTCGAAACGTTTCCAGTCGTCAAAAAGGCGGACACGGTATTAAGTGTCAAAACGTTCCCGTTCGTCAAAAAGGATGAAGAGGCGTTGAGTGTTGAAACATTTGCCGTAACCAGGTTGGCGGTCGAAACGTTTCCAGTCGTCAAAAAGGCGGACACGGCATTGAGTGTCAAAACGTTCCCGTTCGTCAAAAAGGATGAAGAGGCGTTGAGTGTTGAAACATTTGCCGTAACCAGGTTGGCGGTCGAAACATTCCCAGTCGTCAAAAAGGCGGACACGGCATTAAGTGTCAAAACGTTCCCAGTAGTCAAAAAAGCAGAGGAGGCGTTGAGTGTCGAAACGTTTGCAACAGTAAGAAAAGAGGAGGATGTGTTGAGTGTCGAAATATTTGCCGTAATCAGGTTGGCGGTCGAAACGTTCCCAGTCGTCAAAAAAGCAGAGGAGGCATTGAGTGTTGAAACGTTCCCATTAGTCAAAAAGGCGGACACGGCATTAAGTGTCGAAACGTTTGCAACAGTAAGAAAAGAGGAGGAGGTGTTGAGTGTCGAAACGTTCCCAGTAGTCAAAAAGGCGGACACGGCATTGAGTGTCGAAACGTTCCCAGTAGTCAAAAAGGCGGACACGGCATTGAGTGTCGAAACGTTCCCAGTAGTCAAAAAAGCAGAGGAGGCATTAAGTGTCGAAACGTTCCCAGTAGTCAAAAAAGCGGAGGAGGCGTTAAGAGTTGAAACGTTACCAGTAGTCAAAAAGGCGGACAAGGCGTTAAGAGTTGAAACGTTTGCAACAGTAAGAAAAGAGGACGAGGCAGTTAGAGACGTGATATTTGCAGATGTCGTGACGTTAACAAACGGAACGAGAATTGTATCGTAATAAAATGTTGTATTCGTAGAATTGGATGTGAGTGCACCGGAAACGGAAAAGTCTGAGGCGACGTTGAGAGTCACCACGTTTTCGGATGTGATATTTGCACTTGCAATATTCGCGAGGGTTCGAACAAACAGGTTGGTAATGTTTGACGTGGCGACATTTTCGGTCGTGACGTTTGCACTTGCAATATTCGCGAGGGTTCGAACAAACAGGTTGGTGATGTTTGACGTGGCGACATTTTCAGTCGTGACATTTGCACTTGCAATATTGGCGAGCGTACGAACAAACAGATTGGTGATGTTTGCCGTGGTCCGAACATTTAGACTTTCTATATTTGCTGTACCAAGCACGTACAAATTCGAACCGGTCGGAGGATTTGAAAGGGTACCGATACTGACGCCGTTTTGGTACGCGACGTTTCCTGATACGGTCGTCCACTGTGTCGGAACATTACTTGCCGACGTCAAACGTCCGTACTGATCAACAGACACTTGGGGAATGTTGGAGCTCGAGCCGTATGCGCCTGCAACAACACCAGTCACTGGTAAATTTGTATCCTGAATTTGGTTTGTAAAAAAGAGATTTGGGGTTGTGACCGAGTTTGAAACATAGACGTTGCCTGTGACCATGAGCGTCGCAGTCGGAACAGACGTCGTCCCGATACTCACAAAATTTGCATAGTAAATTGTGTTTCCAGTGGTGCTCGTCCACTGTGAGGCGGTGACGGCAATGTTTGACGCCTGAGTCACTCGTCCGTACTGATCAACAGTGACGCTCGAGACGTTTGCACCCGAACCATAGAGACCGGCTGTAACACCACTCAAAGGGAATATGCCCGTGGAAAGGGTCCCGACGAGATTTGACGAATTCAAATTTGAAATACCAGAACCGTTCCCCGTGATTAAATTCGAGTTGAAAATTCCAGCAACGGTAAGACCCGTGAGTGTACCCACACTTGTAATGTTAGGCTGGGACGGTTGAACGACCGAATTGGCGGTCACAACGGTTTCGGAAATACCATTTGCGCGAATTCCATAAAGACCTTGACCGTCACCTGAAATGGTACCAGCACTGAGTGACCCAATGATGGAAAGAGTCGTGAGTGTACCAACACTGGTAATATTTGGCTGAGCCGGATTTGTAACTGAGCCGGCTGTGTTTGCAAAGTTTACAGTCCCGGCTAAATTTGAAACCTGAATGTTTGAAAGGGCGTTTCCACCGCCGATAAAAAAAGGGGCCGAGACGTTACCGGACGAGTACAAACCGGTAAGGGTTCCCAGGGACGTAATGTTTGTCTGAGCCGGGTTTGTAACCGAACCGGCGGTATTTGCAAAGTTCACAGTCCCGGTTAAATTTGAAACTTGAATGTTCGACAGTGTGTTTCCGCCGCCGATAAAAATAGGGGCCGAGACGTTTCCGGACGAGTACAAACCGGTAAGTGTTCCCACGCTTGTAATGTTTGGTTGGGACGGTTGACTCACCACTAAAGCGAGATTTGCACTCGAAACGTTCCCAACGAGATTTGAAGAATTCAAATTTGAAATTCCCGAACCGTTACCAGATATGAAAGCAAGGTTGGAGATGCCTGAAACATTGAGACTTGTAAGTGTTCCCACGCTTGTAATGTTTGGTTGTGAAGGTCCGGAAACAGAAAGGGCGACATTTGCACTGATAGCGTTTCCAGAGAGAGCACCTGGATTTAAGTTTGAAATTCCCGAACCGTTACCAGATATGAAAGCAAGGTTGGAGATGCCTGAAACATTGAGACTTGTAAGTGTTCCCACGCTTGTAATGTTTGGTTGGGACGGTTGACTCACAACAAGAGCGAGATTTGCACTCGAAACGTTCCCAACCAAGTTAGCCGAATTGATGTTTGAAATTGCCGAACCGTTTCCGGTGATGAGTGCAAAGGTGGAAAGGCCCGAGACGTTGAGACTTGCAAGTGTTCCCACGCTTGTAATGTTTGGTTGTGAAGGTTGACTCACAACAAGAGCGACGTTGGAACTGGAAACGTTCCCAACCAAGTTAGCCGAATTGATGTTTGAAATTGCCGAACCGTTTCCGGCGATGAGTGCAAAAGTGGAAAGGCCTGAGACACTGAGGGAATTGAGATTTGAAGTTCCAGAGACGTTGACGGAATTGAGGTTTGAAATTCCAAAGACGTTGAGGGTCGCTGGACCAAAAATTGTTGAAGAGTTTGCAAAGAGGGTCGTGACATTCAAAGTGTCTATATTTGCCGTACCAAGAACGTAGAGATTGGAACCTACGGGCGGGTTTGTGAGCGAGCCGATACTAACACCGTTTTGGTACGCAACGTTTCCATTGACTGAAGTCCACTGGGTAGCAACGTTCGAGGCGGATGTGACGCGACCATACTGATCGATGGTGACGCGACTCACGTTGGAAAAGTCGCCGTAGACGCCAGGGACAACACCAGTCAAAGGCAAATTCGTGTTTGAAATAAGACCCGTGAGGTTTGACGTGTTTAAATTTGAAAGACCGGAAGCATCACCGAAAAAGGTGGTTCCCCAGATAATTGCGCCATTAATTGGACCGGCAACATTGAGAGACGAGTAACTTATGTTTGAAACGATGTTCCCGGAAACATAGAGGTTTCCAGTAAAGGTTCCGTCAACGGCGATGATATTCCCGGCGATGACGTTGCCGTCCGTGTTTAACACGTTCGAGGCGATGGTGACATTTGCTGGTGGACAACAGGGCGGGGCGACGTACCGCGGCCCACCATTTGCGATGCTGTCACACATCGTCTACTACTATTTACGTACTGAAATAATTATGAAAAGACCGACAAGAGCGACGGCCAAGACGATGATAAGTTTTGTGCGGTCCCCTGAGTCCCATGGAACGGGGTCGGGGAGACTGAGAGGTCGCTCGAAATCGTCTGGGACTGTGACCGTCTTGAATTTGAGAAGAAACATGTTTCGACCTGCAACGATAAGCGCTCCATTGTTTGGCTGACGCCACGTGATGGTTAAACGGTCGAGTTTTTCGATACGCGAAGGGTACTTTGTGCTTATACGATAATTTGCATTATAAAATTCGGCCGTGCCTGTAATTTTGATGGGAATTGTAGCAAACGAACCGTTAAAGGCGTTTGATGTGGGCGTGGTAACCTTGAGCGCATCTGCTGTGAGGTGTGAAGGCGTTCTGAGTTCTGCAATATCAAGTGTGACAAACTGGGACGCGGCGAGATCAGGAAGCTGGGCCGAAACCAACTCAACCTCTTCTATGTTCAAGATTGGGGTGGTTAGGTGAAGGGTATACACATTTGAATCAGGCCAAAGGGTCTGATTTCTGTTATTAGAGTCTACGTATACAACGTACTCCATCTATGAGTTACGCAGCAAATATTTACGGGTACAAACACACGTTTGGCTTGGCGCACGTGAAGCGGAAGGTGAGGAAAGTGGGACCGTTATCGGGCGCCAAATTGCCAAAATCGTCATAAATGGAAACAGTGAGAGTTTTAATTTGGCGAATTGGCTCAATGAATGGAATGTCGGTCGGGAAATCACCCTGAGCACGATACACGGTACGTGGATTGACGGGTTCGGCAGGGATGCATGCAATTGCAGTGCGTAGGTACGAGACATTCGACACGTCCGCAGTGATGCCACCCTGTGTTGAAATCGAACCAGCGGCACTGAGCGTATACTGTAAATCTGCGCGGTCATTAAACTTGGACGCGAGCTCATCGACAGCAACGTAAAAAACATTTGAATTTGTAGAATTTACATTCATACTCGCCATGATGAGCTCAGCCTTGGTGACATTGCGAAGAGGAATGTTGATATACGAAGTAAAACTTACATTTGATACAGGTGTATTCACAGAATCGACGCGAACAGTGTACACTTCCGTGTCACACATTTAATTTAGGTTTAGATTAAAAACCAAGTCGCGATCACGAGGAGTCGCTACGCGACTCTCGGTCTCTAGGTCCGCTCCAGCAGGGAGCCGCCGATGCCATTCTCGATACTGAAATCGCGAATCTGCTCACGAACCGACTCGCCGTCGCCGCACAGACCACCTGGGGTCAGACCCCGCGTGTAATACGAGGCGTTCTCGGCAGGGCCTGGAGTACACTCCAGAGTGGATGGAATCTCCGTTAGACTCTTTGGACTGCTTGAAGCGGCAGAGCCTGGGGTCGTTACAAGAGGTGCGGGCATGTAAGTGGAGCCACGGCCCTGGACGAGCATGACCAGGATTGCCACAAGCAGACCGATGATCACAGCCTGGGTCAGCATTTTACCAAATTTGAAAGCCATTTGTAATTGAATAATATTTTTTTACTGCGTTAAAGCTTTCAGGTTCCTTTCTTTAAAGGTTTCAGGATGGCAACGACGGTGACTTTTGATACCAGCGACGGACCGACGATGAACCTGGACGACGACGAGTCCAAGCTTCTGGACGAAATTTCGATCCAGATTCCTGAGAAGAAGTCGGTTCCTCTGCGTCCCAAGCCGTCTCGTCCAAGCCCATTTGCAAAGCGGGCGCCTGGACCACTTCGTGAGGATGTTCCTGTAGCAGAGGAGGGCCTGGACATGTTCATGAACCCCGGGAAGAGGACGGCACCTCCTCCTCCAATGCCAGAGGAGTTTGATGGGGGTGAAGAGGACGATGACATGATGCCCGGTGATGACCCACAGGGAGGTGGATTTGCACCTGGTGGTGGTGAACAGGTACCATCTGAGGGATACAAGACGATTGAGGACGAGAAGGCGGACCTGCTCAACAAGATTACACGTCTGTCAAAGAAGGGGGTACACACGAGTGCGCGCCTGACAATTTACAGTGACATTGAGGAGATTCGGACGGAGTACAAGCGTATGACGTATGCGATTGAGGTCGAACGGTCAATCAAGTTTCAGCGGCGTATGCTCGTGGCGGCCGTGACGGGCCTCGAGTTCCTGAACGAGAAGTTTGACCCATTTGACCTGGAACTGAACGGCTGGTCCCAGAACACGATGGAGAATATCGACGATTATGACGGCGTGTTTGAGGAGCTGTACAACAAGTACAAGGCGAAGGTTCAGGTGGCGCCCGAGGTGAAGCTGATTATGATGGTGGGAGGGTCAGCAATGATGTTCCACCTGACAAACAGCATGTTCAAGGCGGCTGTGCCAAACGTGACTCAGGTGATGAAACAGAACCCAGGACTGATGCAGAACATGGTTGAGGCGGTTCAGCGTGCTCAGACGACAGGAGCAGGTCCCGGGGCGGGTGAGCCGCCAGCACCTGGTCTACGGCGCGAGATGCGTGGACCCGGAATGGATTTTGGAAGCCTGATGAACATGATGGGACCACCACCGCCCCAGATGACGCGGAGTGGAGGAGGCGACGCGTCCGACGACGTGTCTGACATTGTGAGCGTGGATGCAGGCGACCCAGACACGCGCGAGGTGTCTGTAAAGAAGGGGAAGGGAAGGCCGAAGAAGAGGGAAGTGAGCCTTTAGAGGAGAGTTCCAACGGAACTCGGTTCCAATCTGAAGCAAAAAATTTTCAAAAGAATAAGTAATGGGAGTGGCCTATGCGCCATTTGAAATTGATGAGAAACCTCCCCAGACTTTTCAGAAAGTTTCTTTAAAAGCACCAGTTTCAGATAACACAGAGTGTAACTATATCGTTTTAGGTTTTGTGGCGAGTGTTTTCCTACTTGGAATTGTAGATTTTATGCGAGCGAAATAGTAGGATGGTCTGTAATTATTGTTCGTGTCCGCCCCAGGTGGATCCGGGGTGTCCGCCCCAAAGCATGGCGTGTGCTTTTCCGTGTCCGCCCTCACCGGGACCAGCACCAGCGCCCGCGCCAGCACAAGGTCTTGAGACGTGGCAAATTGCCGTGTTAATTACCGTCATCGTTTTGTGTTTTCTCATGATGATGTACATTGCATTTCTAATGAAATAAACACTTACCCTTTCCAAAAACTTCAGGAGGTTTTTCATCAGGGACGTCAGAAATGACCTCGAACCCTCCTTCTTTGTAAACCTTGAGACGTTTACGAAACATACTAAAAAAAACAGACCAGTGATCGACAATGTCGAAAATCAAAGGATCATTGATTTTCCCTTTTGTCTCTCTCATAATTCGTCCGATGGATTGTTTTATATCCGATTTTGGCGTTGCAAGAACAACGGTATCCAGTGCTGGAATGTCGAGACCTTCATGGGCCAATTGAAATGTTGCAATCACAACCGGACTCTCGGCCGATTTTGACAAGTCAGCCTCCTTCATACCGCCAATGTACAGTTTTGCGTTTGGACCAATTTGCTCTTGTAATAGAAAGCAATGTTCACGCCGATCAGAAAGTACAAGTACACGCCGATTTTCGCGCAACGCATCGTTGACCGTATCGACGATGATGGCGTTTCGAGCCTCGAGTTCAGTGACAATATTAATCATACCGGCCATGTTGATTTTTCCAAACCGCGTTACGGGTGGGGACTCTTTGAAGGTTTCATCAGAATAATTGATAACTTGGACCTGTGTCGACCCTTGATTGGTCCGCTCGATTCGAAAAAACTCGGGTCCGAGGAACCAATAGAGAAGACGGGTCAGACCGTCTTTCCGTTCTGGCGTTGCTGTCAGTCCCAGGGTCCACTTGGGACAAATTTTAAACATAAACTGTGAAAAGGCTGGAGCGCCTATGTGGTGGGCTTCGTCAACAACGAGAAGACCAATGGAATCAAAAGCGTCCTTGGGAAACTCGCGCTGGGACATGGTTTGAATCATGGCAATGACAAAGTCTTTTTCAATATCAAAAATGTCGCCCTGAACGCGACCAATTGTAGCATCTGGACAAAACTCTTTAATTTTTTCGACCCACTGGTTGGCGAGGAACTCTTTGTGAACAACAATCATAGTACGGACCTTTAGTTGTGCCGAAAGAGCCAGGGCGAGACAGCTCTTGCCATATCCACATGGGAGCGAGAGAACACCTCCTCCCGTTTCAGTAAAGGCGCGGGTGCCTGCACGGAAAGCTTCTGGCTGTCGCGTCGCGTCGCGTAAGTGTCCCACGAAACGATACCCAGAAGAAGGAGTGTAAGGCCGCCGTACGTCCCGGGTGGGCGGCCCGAACCGTTCGAGGCCATAATAGCGGGGAACGACCAAAGCCGAAGGCTTTGAGAGGCCGGATTCCTTGACTGTCCGGAAAACTTTGAAGGATGGAGACGGAATCCCAATGGATTCATTGAAGACTGGTCTTACAGTGAGTTCACGCTTTATTTCAGGGTCGTCTTGACAGACGTAGCCGTTTCTACTCAGCATTCTCTTATACTTTTCAAGACTAAATGCTCTATACCGTCCCAAATTTTCGTTTCAATTTCAACTTGGACGAGATCACCCGCCTGAAGTTCCTGGACGGTTTTGAGACCGTCGAGGCGACACATGACACGACCGTAGCGCCAAGGAACTTTAACACGAACAAGGGGTCCCTGATCCTCGAGGCGAAGTTCGATGTACTTGCGTCCGTCCCAATCATACATGGGAGTGACGACCCGGGCGTCCATTTTATTTTTATAGGATAATTATAGATGGGACAAAACACGACTATAATTATCGGTGTGGTAGTGGTTTGTCTATCCCTGCAAACCCCGTGGGAAGTGCAACAGCAACGGCGTGTAATATAACAGTTGCACAGGTGCGAAAAACGGCAGGCCCGGACCCGGCCGGAAACAAGTGTCCGGACAGAACGCCAACTGGTGGAACGTGTAGTTTAGGTAATATATGGAACGCTATAACTGAGGACTTTTACTTTAAGATGCCCTTACCCAATTCCTGGTCAACCTGATCGTTAATGATCCTAATAGTATGTATACTTTAGAGGGTACTACATGTAAACCAAAAGACAGTTCCATTACAGGCCTCACATGTGACTCGCCATATTTTACAGAAAACCGAGCGACAAATAAATGTGTCCCCAAGTAAATTTTTATATTTGTTCAGGATAGGTGAGGATGGCCCCTCCGTATGTAACCACATGGATAACACCCATAAATCCGTCTACTTGGCCGACTGGTTGTAGTTATCCAGCATGGTCAGATGCCAGGTGTGATGGAGGCACTAAAGAGTGGAGCTCACGAACAGGTGGAGGTTGTCCATGGGATCATGGTAATAAATTAGAGTGCCTTAATTGGGATACCCAAAACAGCGGTAAAAATTATTGCCCAGCTATTGGCGCCTCGGTAAACACTGCGACATATGGAGCTGAGGCAAGTCGGGTTATTCAGTGCACCTATTCAACCTTACCATCAGATTCCAAACTTTTCGATGATGCGGCCATGGTAATTTTCCCATCGGGTACCATTTCGCAGATGCGTACGGAACGGTGTGCACAGTACAATTTTACGGCGCTCAAGGGTGACTCGACAACATGTAAACCTCATTACACGTCTAAAGGTTTATATGAGGTGGAGCTCTTCAGGAGGGTCGTTACCGAGGGACCATCATGGATCCAAAACCAAACGAAACGAGACTATGTGATGGCATGCATCACCTCCTCAAATGCGAGTTTGGCTATTGACGCAACCAATCTGTTCTTCCACAGAATTACGGGACAGAATCCTTCGGGTGCAACCTATGCCGGTGCGACTGTGACAAATCCTACAGACATAAAAGACACGTGGGGTCAATACAGTGAAATTGTAGGTTTTATAAATCAACTGTTACATGCACCGGGTGAGAGCGGAGGAAACGTCCCGGCCGTCGCGAAAAATATAGCTATTGCGACCGTTGCGTCATACTGTTCGGCACATCCGGACCACTCGGCGTGTGCGTGTTCAAATGCGACAAAGGGTACAACGAATTCAATTGATCGGTGTGGAACGACCGACCGTAGTTTACCTGGGTGTAATGAACTCGCATACCTGTATGACCAGTTTTCTCGGGTAACTTCCCCAAATCTCGCGCCGTTTGTTGCAAATGTAAAAGCGGCGTATAAACCGAGATGTTATTCTTCACAGTGTAAAGCGGCTGATACTGCTGGAAATCAAGCTGTACTCCGCGTCGATGTACCCGATAGGACCATGTGTAACGACCAAATAAATGCTTGTTTTGCACAAGTTATAGCCGGTCGTGATATCAATGCAGACGTGAACATCCAGCAAACGTGTGCAGGCGCAACGGGTCAGGCGATTCCGAGCCAACTTTCATCAGTCACAAGTCAATCTGGTGAGACGGTAACTGCAGGTATGGGCGGTTCAACACCCCCGACAACTTCCGGGCCACAGAGAACCGGGTGTGTAAACGGAACGTGTAATAGGGATGGTGTTACGTTTCAGGAAAGTGATTTAATCATCAAACCTGGAAAGAACGATTTTGTTGATAAATATTTGCAAACGCCGCAGAAACAAAAGGGTGCTTTAGGTGCTTTCGTGTTTTGCATTTTATGTTGCTGCTGCTTATTACTTCTTTTGATGATGAGTGGAGATTCTACTTGAGTTTGATGCCCTTCATACCACCACCAGACTTGGCCATTTCAGATGCGGTATTTGCAGCCGTGACTGTAGCCTGCTGGCCTGCAGGGCTGAGTCCAAACGCCAAAAGAGCGAGGCATGCGATACAACACAAGACGACGCACGCAATAGCAATCATAGAGTATGGACCCGTAAATGCGTTTTTGATTCCGTCAAAAATAGACTGAACAAGACCAGCGAGACCCTCGGATTTGGACGTTGCTGTCTGAGCGACCGTTGCATTAAAGTTGGCCACGACTGAATCAGAATCGAGAAGCTGCTGAACCTTATCAAGAAGATTGATGGCCGTGACTTGTGAAACGATATTCTGATCGAAATGAATCTCATCTTTACAGTCACGACCAATCACGAGCGTACCATCATTACTTCCAAGAGACTGTGCAAGGGCATTTTGATACGTCTCGTCAGTTATATTTGTTTCAATCAGATTTTCAATATGATTATTAATAGTCGTATTATCGGCCGTGCTTGACTGACCGCCGCCAAGCTGGGAGGTTGCTGCAGATGCCTGGTTCACCTGAGCCTGAAGACCGTTCGTAATGTCGCGCTTAATTTCAGCGAGTCCGTTTAGTTTGAGCTGTCCGCTTGCAACCGTCGTTGCATTAATCGACTGATTGACGTAAATTTTACAGGGGGCCACCGTATCACGGCCTACGGCAATTGTCACCGTGTTTAAATTCATATTCTGAGCGGACGTCGTCTGACTAACACGTGTAATTGTATTTGTAATCGTTGACGTCAAGGACGATGCATTAACCGTCGTTGACGTTGTCGCCTTGGTTTCACAATCTCCAAGTCCGAAAACGCAAATCCCCATTATTACTATTCGTATAAATTATTTCAGGGCGAGCACCACAGGTTTTCACCTGGAGTGCCCGGTGTTCCTTTATACATGCACAACTTTCCGTCGTCACGTAACATGGCAAAACGTGGATTGGTATCTGACCGATTTTTCAATTTTGCAGCAGAAAGTTGCTGCTGCTGAATATCCGCCAATCCTGGACCAGAAGATGTTGTGCTCGTTGCAGTTGTTTGTAGCGTGATTTGTGGAAGGGCACACCATACAGGCGCTTTGGTCGTATCCGTCTTGTTAAAAAGACAGAGGTTACCCGAGTTTGCAGTTGCTGTATCAAAAGCAAATTTGTATTCACTCCTTGAATCTGACCCAGCGGGTGTACACCACCCAACCGTCTGTGTACTATCACTTGACGTATTCACGCCCGGAATAATACACGCTCTCGAAGACCCTACAACAAAGTGGTTATTTGCAATTGGATTTGCCATAAATTGTCCATTCGTAATGCTCCCAGCCTCTTTCATAAGTGGGTCCTTAACATTGAAGCCACTTATCTGGTTACCTGATATTTGACTCATTAAAGCAGTGTTTGATGTGAATGCAGTTGGCTTTGTTGTACATTGTCTGACACGAAAACCTGACCAATCAGTTATGGTTGCTGAACCCTGGTAATCGCCATATGAACCATACGCATCGCTAATCGTCTGACATGGTTTTGTATTTGAATCAGCTCTCAACGCATTTGCCATCATCTGACCAGCTGGACTATTTGGATCCAGTTCCCAATTATCGTCAGAGGAGGGGGCGGGACCAGGTGAAGTACTCTTTTTTTGTGCGAGAAGGAGTACAATGATGACAACGCACATGGAACAGAAACATAGTCCCACGCCAAGCCATACGACGGCGCTCATACTACTATAAAATAAAATATTTAAATTTTATAATGAAGCCTGCTTACATGATTGTAGCCATTCTCGTGATTTTACTCCTCGTGTGGTTCCTTCAGCCGAAAAAGTCGAACATGGCGGTTTTTAACGCGAAAAAACCAGGTGAGAAGTGTCCGGAGGGCTGGTCTGAGCTCACCTCTGAAATCTGTACCAAGGAGGCTTAAAAAAATATTTGAAAAGAGTAATGAAAGTCGAGTGGAAAGACGTGTTTATTTTCGGTCTCGTGCTTGCAGTTGTCGTCATGGTACTATCCAGAGTTTCTTCCGGATTTTCACCTGCGCCGGCACCAAAGAGTGGCTCTCCGAGTGTAGATGATGTAAAAGTCATGCTACAGGCGGGAACCCCTGAAGTGAATGTTATTGTGAGTCTGATTAAGAGTGGCGTACCAAGCGACCAGGCTGAACAGCTCGTCATGCAAGCCAAAAAAGTTTAACTGCTTGGAACACATTTATTCTGAGACAAACTTGATGTAAAAAGATTTGGACAAGAAAGTGAGGTTATAGTTGCCGCTTTAGCTGTACACTTATTTGTAGAAGTCGACTTGTTGTACCCATCAGGACACGTTAAATCGGAAACGGTCGCCGTCTTTGGTGTACACTTATTATTTGTTAAATCCTTGGAGTAACCAGCGGGACACGTAATATCGTTAATTGATATAGTCTTGGCTTTACAGTTGAGATTTGTAAGGTCGGCTTCGTAGCCGGCAAAAGAACTACAGTCTATACCTGTCACAGTTCCGCTTTTTGCTATACACCTGTTATTTGCGACATCCTTGTTGTAATTTGAGTCGCACGTGACATCTGAAACGCTTGCAGGTATGGGATCACATTTACCCTTTGTTGTAGACTTTTGGTATCCCGATGGACAAGTCCAATCAGTCATCAAAGAGTTATCGACTATAGTAGTAGTTTGTTTTTGACATATTCCTCTAGCCATAAGCGAGTATTGTGAATAAATACAATTAGAACCTGTGGTGTATAATGCACTAGATTTTGCACATCCTGCAGTTCGCTGTGAACACGTGACACTCGTTGCGTTCACCTGAGGCCCGTTCACACAGCCATTCGCGGACCATGTAGCGTGAGTCTGGCTACACTTTCCTCCCGTTGGTGTAGTTACCGATGGACTTACGACACAGGATGAACCGTTCCATGAACCTATACTACAAGTGTAATTTGTTCCCGTTCGAGTTCCCGGTGAAATTCTACACCCGTCCGTTGCATTCCATGAAATTCCTGTAATTGAACACGTACCACCAGATGGTGTAATATCACCGGATGGTAATGTACACCCATTTGTTTTAGACCATGGAACGTCACTTGGGTTACACGTTCCGGACGTTGCGTCTACGGGTGTGTCAAGCGAACAGCCCTTCTCCGCCGTCCAGCCCACTGTAGGGTCTGAACACACACCATTCGACGGTGTGACGGCCGGGCAGCCGATGGCTGTATTTCTCGTCCGTGCAACCGTGATATTACACGCAGATGCAGTTGCTGATCCATTTGGATTTGAAGGAAAGGTGACAGCCCGAGACTGATATATATATGGAGTCGCAGAGGCTGTTCCCGAGCAAATGACGGAACCAACGTCATACCATTCGCCAGTTGTTGCTGCGCTACAGCACGATGCCTGATTACACGCCTCGGTCTCTTTGTATCCGGTAGCATGTGGACACGCCTTTCCACCATTTGCAGCCGCCGTCGTAATTGTATACGTACGAGTTCGCGTACCCCCTCCGCAACCAGCGCTACACCCTGTCCATTCACCGAAACCACCGATACAATCAACCGGTGTAGGACACGGTGATAAACCCGGACACTGTCTCGTTTCCGTTTGTCCGTCTTTGTAAGGACATGTCTTTCCCGAACCAACCTGAACAGTCGTGACTTTGTACGTACGCGTTTGAGTTCCAGAACCACACGTCGCTGAACACTGTCCCCACCCTTCTTGGTCAGTCGTTGCATTTTTGACCCAGTCGCCCACACAATCTACTCCACATGGAGGCTGAACACATTTGCGTGTTGCACCGTCACTCTCGGTACAGGCCTTCCCGCCATTTGCAGCTGGTGTAGTTATCCTGTACGTATCTATTCCTTCTCCACATGTCACGGAACATCCAGCCCAGCTTCCGACGCAATCAACGGGACACCCTTGCGTATTACAGTTTTGTGTTTCCGTGAGAGGGGGGCATGCCGCACCTCGAAACGTAGGCTGTTTAGTAACTGTTCGAGTCCTGGTTTGTGTTCCACCGCCACATGGTAAAGAACATGCTGAAAAATCAGACCATCCTGAAACTTCACAATCTACAGGACACTCTTGTGTATTACACGGGTCGGTCTGTGTAAGAGGCGGACACGCTGTACCGCCATTTGCAGCCGGTGTTATAACCGTGCGTGTCTTGGTCATCGTTCCGCCCCCGCATGTTTTGGTACATGCGCTATACGCGCCCCAATCTGAAACGACACAGTTTACAGGAGTTGTCGAACCATCCGTAGAAGTGGACGAATCGGGTTGTGAAGGGAGCGAACCAAGAGTTCCAATGGTAGTAGGAGGCGCTCCCGCGCCCCCGCCTGTTGACGGCGTCCCCGCGCTTGGTGTCGTCCCCGCGCCGCCTCCAGTCGTCGGCGCCTGTGTAGTCGACGGTGCCGGGCTGCTGGGTGGTGTACCACTGGTTACAAAGTAGATAATTGCTAAAGCAACTATCAACAATATAAAAAATCCACCACCCGCAATAGCAAGCGTTGAGCCACTAGGCATCCTTATTTTAAAGGGTAGATTATTATTGATAATAATGAAGCTCATCTTCTGTATGCCCGGTCGTTCGTACTCGCGTGAGTTTCTTCTCGCATGGTCTGATCTCCTCATGCAAGCCTCTTCACGCGGCCACCAGATTATGATTTCTCAACAGTACTCGAGCGTCGTTCACTTTGCGCGCGCCAAGTGTCTCGGCGGTGACGTTCTCAAGGGCCCGGACCAGAAACCGTTCCAGGGTCAGGTGGATTACGATGCTATGATGTGGATCGATTCCGACATTGTTTTCAAGCCTGAAGACTTTTTCAACCTGCTTGAGAGTCCACACGACGTCACGGCTGGTCTGTATATGATGGAGGACCTCCAACACTTTGCAGCCGTCCAGGATTGGAACGAAGATTTTTTCAAAAAGACCGGTACATTCAAGTTTATGCGCCCGGACGATATCAACTCTCGTTACCTCCCCGTTGCGTACGCAGGCATGGGATGGATGTTGATTCGTAAGGGTGTTGTTGAATCTCTCAAGTACCCGTGGTTTTGGTCCGATCTACAAACTGTTGGTCCACTCGTGGATATGAACTCTGAGGACGTTGCATTCTGCAAAGCGATCCAGGCGGCTGGACACACTGTGTATGTTGATACAAAGATTCGGGTCGGTCATCAGAAGTTGATGATCATTTGAGCCCAAATTCCTTCTTGAGTTCGTCAATCGACGAATAGTACCGCGCCAAGTCCTTTTTGAACCGCGCATCCTGTTTCCCTCCCGTTTTTACTATGTACGCCAAGTTGGCCTTTGAATATTTTGTACGCACCTGATTATCGGTTGGTTTACGGGGTTTCTGAATTTTTTCTTTTTTTTCTTCAGTTGGTTCTGGCCGTTTATCAATAAACGAAAGCGCTTGCATCACAGTATCAGCTAAATCGTCTTTTTTGCGGTGCGCATCAAAAAAAGGGACCCACTCTGTTCCCTCGATAAATTTGCGCGCGCGCTCGATCGATGTCTTTTTGCGTTGCGCGTACCGCGCTTTCCCAGCACCGGCAACGTCCGGGACTTTGTGACGTGCGTCCCAAATCACAACGTCCTTTTCGTGAACTAAAAAGTATGTATGTAAAAGATTCTCAACGCCTTTCATACCTCTGTTCCTGTCCGGCTGCTTTTCTATGACGACGGTCGATGCCTCAAGGGTCCAAGGTTTCTGTTTCAGGTGTTGGACCAAACACTTGAATATTCCGTCGGCATGTTTCGGCGGAACACCTGAAACGTCCCATTGATGAATCCTTTTTGTTGAAGGGTCAATCAAACACATGGCTAAATTTTTGATTCCACAATCAATTGATAGAAGCATTAAAGAATATTAAGTTTTAACCTTTAATATGATTTGTTCAAAAAAGAAGGAGGTAACGCAGGCCCGGGAAGCTTTGAGATTACAAAAAAAGACGAAACCGACCGACCCGACCGAGGCACCGGTGGAAAACCTCGAGGGTCTCGTGTGTTGGTGGTGCGTTCACTCTTTGCCGCAAAAGCCGTGTATCCACCTTCCTATCCGGTACGACGATAGACTGAATAGGTTTACAACGATTGGAAACTTTTGTTCTTGGCAATGTGCAAAAGCCTACGCGCTCGATATGAATACGGCCCAGTCTGGTGAAGTCCAGTCGATTTTGGCGCTCATGCGTCTTCGTTCACTCGGTCACTACGAACCTTTGTGGCCCGCCCCGAAACGCCAATTTCTCAAATGTTTCGGAGGGACTATGACCATTGAAGAATTCAGGTCTTTTGGGGGCCAAGTTGAACCGCCCCAAATTTACTTTCCGATACAGAAACAGGTCCAACCAATTTTTTCAAATTCACGGGTGGAAAACATCGAAACATTTGTCGCAACCGGAACGGGTGGGGACACGACGCGTCTCAGAGCGATTGAAAACGCGAGCGGACACCACGAACCACTTAAACTGAAACGAAATAAACCGCTTGCTCGCACAGCAAGCAAGTTAGAGAGTACACTCGGTATAATTCGCAAGCCAAAGTAATGTGGTCGTGTTGTTACACGTCCCGTAAACAGATTTTCAAGTTTGAATATGGAACATTAGTCAAAGCACCGGATCCGTTCAGGGCGATTGAGTTACTCGGAACAATCAGCCTGAAGAATTCTACAGTCGAAGACGACTATGATTGTCACTGGGTCGTGAGGTTTGATCCAAACGTTTTTATTCGTCTAGAGGCGCCAGACAGGGTGAGGGCACAGCTGGCTGCGGAGTGGTTTGTGTACCTTGATCGGAGAAATCCAAAGATTGTTCAGGTTCTGTGACTGCCACCGGTGCAGGTGCCCGTGCCTCAATGATTACTGTTTCAGCTACAGAAAGAGACGACTTTGCAAGACCAACAGCCTCCATCATCTTGTCGAGGTCCGAAAGTTCAACAGGCTGAACAGGCGCCTGTGTATAATACGAAACACGTTTCGGACCGATAAAGAAAAGGAGGGTCCATGCAAAGACGAGACCGAGGACAAGCGATAACACGTGTTCCATTAATATTACACACTATAAAAATCCGAGCGTCGTTCGTTGACGCGACGTGGGCCGTGATCGCGGTACTGAGTCATCAGTACTCCTGATCCATTTCGGACCGATATGGGCCCTCCACTGGATACACATACGGTCGAGTGCTTTGCGACACAGAACGCACGGAAGTGATGTGCCGTACGACCCATTCTGAAGAATTCGCGAAACAACAAAGTCTCCGTACTTTCTATGAACCCATGCTGAAAACCGAGAGGCGCCAACACCTTGACGCGACGCTTGAAGCATGAGTCCTCGAATCATTTTGCGTTCGGCACAGCAGTGACAATCATTCACCACGGAAGGCCCATACGGGACAGCGACTGGTGCGGCACATCACAACAGGATACATTTTTCTTGATTAGAAAATGACTGTACTTTTTAAGCCGTGTGCGTGTGAAAAAAGAGTGATGAACAGGTCAGGGGACGACGACAAACACAAATTCTAAAACAAAAATGGAGGACTCGATGCGTGACTATGCGCGGACCCAGCTTGCGTCCATCTTTGGGGAAGGTCCAAGCGTACGAAACGCAGAAAAATCGATATACAACTGGGCCGTAAAAACAACGCGCGAGTCGAATGACGTGGCGAGTTGGGAAAATCGCCTGTTTCGTTCGAGGTACAAGCAAAAAGTTCTACACCTCCTCGCGGAAATGAAACGGGGTGAGGCTCTCGCAATTGAGTTTACAGTCAAAGGCGAACGGGTCAAGGTAGAACTCAAAATCGTACCCCAACTTGTACACCGACTCAAAAACAAAGACCTCGAGATGCGTAAACTGGCGATGTATTCCCCGGACGTTTTGTGGCCGACCGGGCCATATGCAACGGGCCTTCTTGCGCACAAAGAAAAGGAGTTGGCCATGGAGCGTGCAAAAGCCGCCGAGAAGGACTATGAGGGCCTGTTCAAGTGCAGTCGCTGCAAGAGCACGAAGACATATTATTATCAACTTCAGACGAGGTCAGCAGATGAGCCCATGGTACGTTGTTACTTGATTTTGTGTTTGCTTATTTCGTTGACTGACGCATTGTTCTCCAGACTACGTACGTCACCTGCAAGAACTGTGGACACAAGTGGAAGTGCTAGCGCGTTTAATTCAGATAAAAAGATTTGACACAGACAACAACAGATGTCTTCGCTCGTCCGCGTCTGGACAGATGTCGGTGCTCGCAAACCAGCCGCCCTTCTTGCAAAAATTATCGAGAAGGATGGAGTCATTTTGACAATCAAGTACCTCAGCGAATCCGACGACCACATTTGGCGGTACGAAGAGGATACGTACGAAATTGATGACGACTCGATTGCCGAATATCTCAAGACGGACCGCGAAGAGGACCTCGGATTCATGCCTCATGGCGACGGGTTTATAAAGGTTGATTCGGACGACGATTACATACCGTCGTCATCTGAGGAAGAAACGGACGAGGAAGATGAAGAGGACGAACCATCAGAGGAGGAGGACGATGACGAAGAAGAGTTTGACGAAGAGTCCGAGTCGGAAGAAAATATTGATGAAGAGTAAATGAAAAACGACCAGACCCAGAACATTATGTTTTGGGCACTGTTAGTCCTCGTGATTTGGCTCATGTTTTTCCGCAAGACGGAAAAGTATTGTGGTGCTTGTGCTGCGGCCATGGCGGCTTAAAAACATTTGATTCTTTAATAAAAAATGTCTATATCATCGCGGTTCGTGAAGGCGTTCGAACCAAATAATCAATCACACGTGAGTTGGCTTTCGCGTATGATTGACGTCGCCGAAAACATGATTGACCCAACACAAAAAATGACGCTCCTTGATGAGATTAACAAAAATCCCATGAAAATTAAACTTTCAACAAGTGATGCACTCGAGTGGCCCCATATTCACTTTTGTTTGTGTGGCGTATATGCAAAGGCGGTTCTACGTAAGAAGGCCTGGGTCCCAGTCGCGTAGCGACTGTCCCTCCTCAATCACAGCGCCCGGTTGCTACGCAACCGTCCCTGGTCTTACTCCTCATCGTAAACTGCAGAACTTCTCAGTTGCCACAACTCACCAAGACGCTCACGGTAAAAGTCCCATTCCGCCTGAAAACGGTACACGTTTCCATCGAATGTGTACCCCCCGCTCTTCTTTCTGATGATACCCTCAACACCAATCAAGTCCAAAAAGTTTTTCGTACACGTCATTTTGAGGTCGTCAAAGTCCCATTTTTGAATGTATATATGGTTCAATACATCATCATCAATTTTCGGGGTTGGAAGTGTCAACTTTCCAGCCTCTTTCGTATCTGGCCACTCCTTTTCGCGAACAAAGTGCGTCTCAATCATCTTTCCAATGAAAAGCGCATCGTCCCAATCCTTAAACCCGACGACCGATGTACGAGCCTCCTCGTCGAGTTTGAGTGTGAATGCATGATTTGGCTGTGTATGAATAGTAAAAAATTGTTTTGGTTTTGGAATTGTTTTGGCGAGCCTGGGAGGCTTTGCGGGAGGCACTGCAACTGCCGCGAGTACCAACATACTTACTTACTATAAGCTCAGAGTCTTTAAAAAAATGTTTATACGTGATAGGAATATGAGAGCCGCACCGATACTCGTCGTATGTTTTTGTCTTTTGATGATTGCATTGGGTGGAGGTGCGTGGTACTTTAACTTTTTGTGCGACCTTGGACTCGGGGGTGGTTCGTGTCCTAGTCCGGGACCGGCGCCAGGGCCTTCACCGACCAGTGGGGGAACGCCAGGGCCTTCAACGACAAGTGGGGGAACGCCGGGACCTTCACCACCACCTTCGGGAATGACTCCTTCGCCTTCAGGTACTCCATTATCTTCACTTGGGTCCACACCTGATGCGTCTGCAACGACTTGTTCTACGGGACAGTACATGTCGGGCGGTACATGTACACCCTGTTCAAACCCGACAGGTTCACAATATGTCACGGCAACATGTACATCGACACAAAATACGCAATTTGGAACAAAAATTTCATGTAATCAGACCACGCAATCAGTCGTCGGATTTAGTCCAGGGTCTTATAGTACACTTGGAACCGGGCCAGGAACTTGTTATGATTTGTGCCCACCGGGTAAAACGAAAGCAAGTTCGATTGGTACATGTATAAACTGTCCTGAAAACACGTATAAGTCATCGTATGGCGATGCAGGGCCTTGTACAGTGTGTCCCCGTGGCACAACTTCCGCAGCGGGTGCGTCGTCCTGTACACCTTGCCCATCCGGTACTATAACAGACATGTCAGGTGCTGGATGTATGAGATGTGGAGCCGGTTCTTACCCTGTAAATGGTATGTGTCAACAGTGTAATGCCGGTACATATGCAGCCTCAGGGGATTCGTCGTGTACTTCATGCCCTGCAGGTAAATACTCAGGTAATGGAGCTGGTTCATGTACTACATGTTCTGCAGGTACATATTCTGCAGCAGGAGCTTCCTCTTGTACGATATGTCCAGCGAATACATATTCCGCGGCAGGAGCATCTTCATGTACACCATGTCCCGGAGGCCAAACTTCATCCGCTGGTTCATCTTCGTGTAGCACAACTTCTGTTACGTGTTCTGCTGGAAAATACAACAATAATGGAACGTGTACAGCGTGTGCAGCTGGGACGTATTCACCATCCGGTGGTGGATGTATACCATGTCCTTCTGGCTATGTTTCAGGCGCGGGCGCTTCCGCATGTTCCAGGTGTTGGTCGGGTACATATGCAACATCTGACCATACCAAGTGTCAGAGTTGTGATCCTGGAACCATGTCATATGACGGTGCTCAAGGGTCCTGTCCAATTTCGACGGCAATCTAAAAACGTGTCGTGTCCGACCCAAAACTATCCAATTATATTAAGGAGACTACGATAAAATGGCTTGCGAGTGCGCCGTGTGTTACGGCGAGTCTGGTCCCTTCCAGAAGTTGTGTTGCGGTCACACCTTCTGCAAAGGCTGTATAAAGGAATGGTATCTGCGCGGAGCCTCGGGAGCGAACACTACGTGTCCGCTCTGTCGGTCACCAGTTTACTGGTCGGGGTTTCACAGGGTCAAGGACGAATGGAACCGTGAGGCGTACGAAAACAAGTGTGCCGATGTGTTCAGTGAGGCGCTCGATACGGCGTTCGTCGAGGCTCAGGAATTTGCAGAGGAGTTCCCACCTCGATGGCGCCAAAGAATTTTTCGGGACGTCATTGACGACTTTATGGAGATTGAAAAGACATATAATGTCCTAAAATTTGAGGGTGCCTCGGCCGACGAAATTGATGAGGTATTTTACTGGGGTGACTACTTTTCGGACAGACACCTTACAAAAGGCTGGTGGGCCGACGAACCCACAAAGGAATGGGTCTCCAAGTATCCGGTACAGACTAGCCCCGAGCGGTGCGGAAAGCGTCAGCGCGCATTTGCAGATGAGTGGGTAACACTCAGTGTTGTTCTTTTAATTTGAAAACTGATTTGCGACGCCTTCGACGAGTCCCCCTGCGTTAAACCCGAGTCCTAGTGCCACTCCCAAAGCCATCAGAATGAAGCCCAGAATGAGAAGCGTCTGGTTCCGCCTCGATTTAGGTTTCTGATTCTCACGTGTGACGAGAATAAGCCCTGGAATGCCAAACGCCATGCCGAGTAGGAGGGCACCCGAGATGGCACTGAGCGCACCACCGGTACCCACCATGCTCTGAAGAAAAATACTCTTGTATTTGCCCATTAATTTTAGTTTAGATTTAGTTTTGTCCCATTACGAACAAGCCGGCTCCCGAAAAACACGAGGAGGAACGGAACCAAAACAAACACAAACAGACGTGCAGGTTCTGGATTGAGACCTAAATCAGTGCGCGCCCGGTGATAAAGAGCGCCGTCGGGTGTTTGAACCTGGACGTTTTCAGAACCGGATTCGTCAATCCATTCAGACTGATAATTGAAAATCATGTTAAAGGCTGCAAGGACCATCACGACTCCAATTGCCTGTGTCTTGTGTTCAAGTTTGAGCGTTGGATCCGCGAAATCAAGTAGAAATATTGTGACGAGAATAGCAATCCATTTCACGACCAATCCGTGTTCTGGCCCGAGAGAGTGAAGCCATCTGAGCCATGTTTTGCTCGTAAACACAAAACCGACAAACGCAAAGGCGGCTGCGAGACGGAGATGGAGCATACTAATATGGTACACCATAATATCTGAGCATGAACAGACCGAGACTGATGATTACAACTGCAACCCACTGCATGGGATTGACGAATTTTTCACCTAAAATAAAATAGGCGGCAAGCGTCTCGAGTATGCCTGAAATTCCATCCCACATTCCATTCACAAAAAGGATATTGCCCGTCTTGAGGCTTTGAATCAGGAAGAAGATGACGCCGACGTATCCTAAGGAACCCTGAAGGAACCCTTTTGATGTGCCTTGGCGTGCAAACTCCTTGAATCCAAAGTCGCCGATAATCTCGGACAGTGTTGCCATCATGACGTTGAGTGTCGTCATTCCTACCCATTTCGCAGATAAAAACGGGGCGCGTTCAAAAAGTACAATGGAGGCTATCGAGGCTGTTCTGGAGCTGGCCAAAGAGCGTGACGAGCTTGCAAACGACCTGGAGGTGTACGAGTCATGGTTCGAGTCTCTGATTGGAAAGGAGGTGACACTGACCGTAAAGCACAAGAAGAAGACGAACTTTGTGGATTGTACAGTGACGGATTTTACTTCAGGCGAGGGGTGGGAGCTCACAGCTCTTGATACGGATGAGGTGTTTATCGTCGGGTTCGAGGACTTTGTAAATGGGCGCGTCTGGGTCACCTTCAAGGACTAGAAAAAATGTAAACGAATAATAAATGTATTCAGTCGAGTCTGTCGCCGATGTTGAGATTCGCAAAGAGCTCAACCCTCAGGGCCCCTGGATAAAGTACTCTCTGATTCTGGCCCTGATTTCTTACATTGTGACCCAGAAACTGAGCCAGGCGGCGCTTATTACGCTTCTGTCCCTGGTTGTTATGTTTTTCTTGCGCTAAATCAATGAACAAAAGCCTCGTAATTGCTTTTGTCCTTGGTGTTTGGATCCACCAACGGTATTTTTCAGGGCGACCCATCGTCCCAATTATTGTTGGGACTTTACTTGTAGCTCAAATTTTCAATTGGATTTTTAAGATTGATACCCCGCCTATTCAAATTTTTCGTATAGTTCAAAACAAAACTTCCGAAGACCTGGCATAATTTCATTTATCCAAATCTCCTCGTCCCGATCCACTGGATGACTCAGGACCTGGCTGTTGTACTGTTCAACGAGTCGAGCATGTACAAGACCCATCATCTGTAGATACACCTGAATCTGGATAAACTCGTACTCGACGACCCGACGAAAGAGACGGTTCGTACGATTCTTAATTTCGACCAAAGTTCGGGAGCCATCCGGCCGTTCCTCGATTCGATCAATTTTACCACAAATTACAAACTTGACGTCGTCAATCTCACATACATCGAGTGTATGGAAAAGTTCGTCCCGGACCAGACGAACACTTTCAGTTGAAGCGACCGTATCGGCCGTCCTGTCCTCTGAACGCGTCCCATGGGTCGTATACACCTGGGTCCGGAGGTGTTCGATAACTTCAGCCTTTTGGGTCACACTCAATTTTGAATCGGAATTGACTTGTTCCTTTGCCTGTTCAAAAACCTTTTGAACCTCGGATGAGTCCTTGGCCTGTACATCGAGGGCACTTTTAAGGACTTCACGAGCTGTGCTTGATGTTTGAAGAATCGCCTCGGCTCGGTCTTTTTTTGTTTGTCCGGTAAAAGTCTCAGGGCTATACTTTTTCCAGTATTCGTTGAAAATTTCGTCACGAGATTTGTACTGATGGCGACCGATGATTGCTGCAACATCACTCGCTTTGAGAATGACGCGTTTGGACATTTATAATCAAATGTTTTATATTCTTAAATGCTTGCTTTTCGACCCCTTGTTTTTGCAAAGGCGGGTCCAGACCCGAGGCCCCAACAAAAGAAGCTTCGGGTCAAGGATGTTGAGCGTACAATTCAGCATGCAAAACTCATATGCTTTGGCCATGAGGATACGGCGGCGTGTCGCGTTGCATGGGACCGCGTCGAGGAGATTTCATCTGCATTTGCGCGTCAGAGAGAGGCTGAACTTGCTGAAGAGGCTGCCGCTGCACAGTGCGAAGACGACCCGGAAGCATGCAAAGAGTACGACGTTTAGTTTTTCAAAATAAAAACAGCAAGACCAGCTGAAATTGCAGACGAAATCAGTAGTCTCATTATAAATCTCCAACGGTTTGGTGGGACCTGCACGGGAACGGGTATGATAACATGTGAAGGTGCTGGAACGGTATGTACAGGTAATGGAAGTTCTGTACGACATAGGGGACACCGAGAAACATAACACTGAATATGGACTTGTTTCTTACAGCACCCGAGATGAACCACTGTGCCTGCAAGTGGCTCGAGGCAAATGGGACACTCGTCCATTATTATATGCTCCGTAAATATTGGTTCAGTGCAAACAAACTATCTGAACCTTTGGGGAGACGAATTTTCTTTCGAAATTCACTCTGAAGTTCTGACCTCAAGTCTGAAATTATCTTAGATTCCTGTTCATGGTACTCATCAGTCACCTCGGGCCACTCTGTTTTTGGACCAAAATTAAGAACTTGTATCGACTTCAACCTTGGGACGTGTCGTGCAACAATTACATCAATTTCACTCGTTGATAATTTGTCTCTGTATTTGTGAACCCGGGCCTGTTTTTTGAGGAATGTTTCCATCCTACTATAAAAAGTCAAAAAATACGTGATGAGCCTGGCAAAGGACCGAACGTTTTCACGTATATCATCATGGAAAAGGAGTCTCATCGTGACCAAAAACGCAAATCGGCTAAAAAGTCCCGTGAATACAGTGTATATACGCAAAAACACGTTCGGATCCAAGAAAAAAACAAGTCGTGTGAAACCCATCACACCCCAAATAAATTTTAAAATTAAAAATGGAAATCCAAGTGTGTATGCGCCCAGGCATGCAATTTTATGCCGAACCCATCTTTTTTCGGGACATCAAAGAGACGGGTCCGAAACGTGGCGAACTCTATGTCATTTGCAGAAACGGGTCAATTCAGTCAGTTTGGCAACCTGAACGGTCCATCGACTGGATACTTATGGAGAGTGTTCCAGAGACGCACTACTACTTTGGGTCTTTGAACGATCCAAAACCGTGTCTCGTGTTTTACCATGCAAATAGTGAAGATCCACCCGAAGGTAAATAAACATATAGAGCAAGTAAAAAATATGAATCCTCCATGTGAAACGTGTCGCTATTTCATACCGGGGAGGTACGCACGTACAGGACGGTGTTCACGGTTTATCGCCTACCGCGGACGTGGGAAAATTGTATATGATTTTACAGAACAGGCACGTCTTGATAAAACAAAGTGTGGACCTGAAGGTCGGTTCTTCATTTCACGAGACGATTCAAAAAAAATGTCTTTAGAGCGCCTGGAATTGCTGACTCGGCTATTTGACGAAGACGAATAAAAACTTGCCACATATAAAGGGTAATGAATAGTATTGTCCCGCGGAAAACGTGTGTAAAGATTCGTACAACGGTCAGAAAATTATCAAACCACCCGTTGATCAAGTCGTCCAGACTTTTGAGAAGGCACGTGGTACGAGGGGCAACACTCAGTCTCGTACCAGATGCAGTGAATGACGTGGCGTTCCATCACGCCCAACTCAATCTAAATGAAATTTTGCATGTTATTCAAGACACGACATCAATCACAAGTATGACGTTTCTACTTGCAATTATTCTCAGTCGACTCTCGATAGATTAAACTTTGTATTCGGCGAAGGATACACGACATCAAAGGACAAACGAAGGTTTCCTCCAGGAACAAACCCCTTTCCATGGACGAAATAATCCTTCCGAGGATCCAAAACGCCATAGTTTGACGTGTTGACCTCTATAGGCCCGTCAAAGTGTGGAACACTTATTTTTTTGCCTAGGACCGAATCTTCAAACGAAATTTTGGTCGAAAAAACAATGTCCCGGCCCATTCGCATAAGGTGTGGATGACTCTGAATTTTGATGTGAAATATGAGATCACCGGGCTCTTCATCTTGTTTGAACGGCTGTTCACCGAGCCCAGATGCAACAAGCGTCGCACCTTCTTCAACACCCTGAGGAATTTTGAGTTCTAAATTGAGTTGTTCAAGCTTTTTTGTTTTGAAATTACAGGCTTGACACCCCGATGACGAACCGCCCTGACCACCACACGAGGGACACGGTTGGCGAAACGCCATAGGACCCATTTGTATATGAATTGTTCCGGAGCCTCGACACTGTTGGCAATTTTTCAAACACGCGAAACATTTTTTGGTCAAAGTGACTTTGAGGTTTCGTGTTGCCCCTCTATACGCCTCCTCGAGCGAAATGTTTAGGTCGTGATGATGATCGCCTCGACGAACAGGTCCTCGGGGTCCGCCGAACGCACCACCAAACATTTGAGAAAACATGTCGTTCATGTGAGGTCCTCCCTGAGGCCCCTCGGCCGAACCAAACTGGTCAAAGTTTTGACGTTTTTGAGGGTCACTGAGTGTTTCGTACGCCTCCTGGACCTTTTTAAACTTTTCAGGGTCCCCGCCTTTGTCGGGGTGATGCTCGCGCGCAAGTTTCCTATAGGCCTTTTTGATTTCATCTGGTGAAGCATCTTTGGACACGCCTAAAACATCATACATCTAATTTTACTTGAGAATAAGTCCTTTACTTAGTTAAAAAGTTTGAAGTTTTATAGAATAACAATGGCGTCCAAGAATCTACAGAAGCTGATTGAGAACGTGAACAATCTCAAGTCTGACCTAAAGGATGCAAATCAGGACCTGAAGAACGCCATTGAGGATACGCCAATGTACAAGGCGTTTCTGGCGGCAATCAAGGAGACGATGCCCGACAAGGTGCCCGATAAGGTGGCGGCTGCAAATGCATTCAAGCTGACGCTCGCAATGCTGACCAAGAAGGATGAGAGCGAGGCGTGAGAAAACATGTCATGTGAAAGTGAAAGACTACATAGAGTTTCAAAACTAAATCAAAACTAAAATGTCACCCAACGCCTACGTGTGCTGGAATGACGAGAAGCGCCTCCTGTGTGCCTACCCTGGAGAGGCGAAACACGAGGAGCCCTGTTTCATTTGGACGTATTCTGTGTTTGAAGAGTACAACTGCGGTGCAGTGACTCCATCCATGTACCAATTTATGGCTGAGTATGTTCAGGATCATCTGACCAAAGATGACCTCTGGGCTCTTGCCGCTGAGGAGTACTATCATGCGCACATTGAAGAGGCGGTAAATGCCTACTACGAAATCCCAATTAAGGAGCGAATTGAGATGCATGAGCAAATGCTTGAGAATCTAAAGGCTGAGAAGGAGCGGGCTGAGGCAAAGGAGGAGGCGTTCATTGACGCGTGTCTTGATGAGGGAATCTGCGATTCCCACGGAAGTTCCCGTTGTCCGTTTGATGTGACGAGCCCAATTTATGTGGAGTATTGCCAATGGTGTCGCGAGCAGAAGGAGAAGTGGTCCAAGATTGCGTTTGAGTTGGCGAATGAGCTGGACGAGGAGGAGAATTGGTACTCGGGTGCTGAATTGGGGATGTCGCCGTGAGTAATAAAATTTACGTCTTGTCCGTGTCAACCAAGTTTGTCCCTTTGTCTTGCCCAAAAAATGGGTGACCGTCCGCGATACGATGCAGTCGATGACCAAATCGAAGAGTTTGAGGAGCACCTTCGGGCTCAACTTGAAGTGAATCTGATTATACACATGAACCGTGATTTTTGGTTGGAAATGGACAATTTGTCCCATGATGATCGCCGAACGATTCATGAAGCTATAAACTATGCTTTTCAACCTATAGTTGAACGTTATGAGCACATCAAAAGCGTTCGGTGTATACTAAACCATGCCCGTTTACTCTTTTCAAGTATCGTTTGGTCGGCTATGAATGTTCCGTACCCACGCAATGTCACAACGCATATTGACGGCGTTATAGATAATGCGTTTCAAATTTATACCGAGGTTATTTATCCGCATTTGAGAACTGAAATGATTATGGCAAACCATTACATTGAAGTTATTCAACGAAAGTGGAGAGAGTGTTACTACGTGCCTTATCACCCTGTATGCAAACGTCGTCTTCTTCGTGACTTTGAAGAATTTGGGAAAGACCTGAGTGCGCTCCAATGCAAATAGAGAGACGAACCGTGTGTTGTGTAGTCAATGTACTGGCTCTTGTTCAAACTCGTTTTGTGTACCCTTGTCCCCCTGCCAATTCACCCAAAGATTACGCGTCCAGACCCCAAAAAGTACTTTTGGACGTTTACATGTGACGAATTCAAGTCTCCGTACCAGCTTGCTAAGCTCTTTTACTTAGAGACTGGGAAGGAGAATTGAGTAAATGAACACGCCCAAAGTTGTCCCGGCATTTCGCCCGCGTCCACACTCACGTCGTCCAGTCCCTGTAAAGGCGGCCATCGATTGGCCAGAACTCACCGGAAAAGGTCTCGGTCTATTTGTTCTTTTCACATCAAGCATGAATTGGTGGTTTTACAAGAGGGTTCGAGAGGATGCAGAGAAAAATCAAAAAAAGTAACGTTTCATTTTTGGAATAAAAATTGGTTTTGAGTCTACACGTTGTGACCAGACTTCATCAACCTGGACACCCACGGATCGTGTTTGACGATCTCTGAGTACCAGACCCCCAAGCCAACCTAAAATGACGCCTATGAAAAAGTCGTACATGTACAAATGAGCATCCTTTCTTTTAAGGAGCTGCAACACCCTGTAAAAACAGTAGGCCCGTTCCGACACCTGTGACAAACATGGTGCTTATCCATGATAACAAGGTTTGTCCAAAGAACTTCCAATTTACATGTGAAATTCCTTCGGCAAGACCCACGCCAACCACACCACCCGTGATACACTGACTGCTTGATGTTGGGAGACCATATTGGGTCGCAATCAGAATCACGAGTGATGTTGCCAACTCGGCCGCAAACCCTCTTGAAGGCGTTAAACGTGCCAAACGCTTACCCATAGCCTGTGTTACATTTCGTCCGTACATGGCGAGACCAAGAACTAAGGACGCTGCTGAAAACAAAACAATCCAGAGAGGCGCCACAACAGATTTTGGAAGCTTATCCGTCTTCCAAATTGTCCATATAGTACTTAAAGGACCAGCCATGTATCCAACCTCTCCGGCACCATGTGCAAAAATGACGCAAATGGCCGAGAAGACTTGAAGCTGACTGAGTGCCGCCTCTGTTTTTTCATCAAATTTCTCTTTGAGGTCCCGAACCTCATGGGGTTCTTCGACCGTTTCAGGATCGGGTTCCTGGATCGTCCGAGTATCTATTTTTCGTTTTAAAATTGGAATGGCACCGAGACTCATGACCGAAAGGCCGGCTGATATACACAAGGCGATCCATCCAGACTTTGAGTTGGACCATTCATCGCCCGTCTTTTGGAGCGTCTTTTTAACGCCCTTTGTAAAAACAAAAAAGATATTGATCCAACTTGTCAAAAGTACAAGGGCCGGAAGGAGAAACCATACACGCCTGTACGAGTCGGAACGACGAAGAATAAGAGTTCTCGTGCCAGTGAATATGATGGCTGACGCGAGAGCCGTGAGAACTGGAGATATAAACCACGATAATACGATGGGCACAACGCCTTTATAGGGAGGAAATGAGGCGGGGTCTGGTTGAATCCAAAGAACGCCCTCTGAACGTGCATGCGCAACTGAAAATCCTATGATACCACCGATAATTGAATGGGTCGCTGACACGTTCAGGCCTTTATACGAAGCCCAAATTTGCCAAAGGGCACCAACGATGAGCGTCCACATCATTCCATAGGCATAAAATTCGGGATGGGAATCAAATGATTTTTTGTTTGCAATTCCACCTGCAATTGTGTTTGTTGAGACGCGACCGAGAACAACTGCACCAACAAACTCAAAAATGGCTGCGATGCCTATAGCCTGTTTCATCGATAAAGTTCCTGAACCGACCGACGTTCCAAAGGCGTTTCCAACGTCATTAGACCCGGTGGCCCATCCAAAACCAAAAGCACCAAGAGCTCCCACGACGACGACCCATAAGTACCCACCACTCATGATACTTACTATAAAGCAATAATTTTATTATAAAATAAGATGGTTATTTTTCAGTGTGACGCTGATTGGCAACTTGGAAAGGTTCTCAAGTACCGAAAACCAAACCCGATTGGTGAAGATGCATACCTCAAACCCGATGGAACGGTCGAGTTTGATGAGGACAAAATTGTAAAGGCCCAACGGATTTTCAAACATAATTATTATAAGCCAGAAGGCAAGGGTGCACAGAAGGTTCTTGAAAAATATACGTCTTGTGAAAGACAATGAAAAGTAACATTCAATTTCAAACAAGAATGAACGCCCTACTGAATCGTCCTATGACACGCGAGTCGAAGAAGAAGCTCCGCGAGGATATTGACGAAATTCGGTTGGCTATGCAAAGTTTTGTGAATCACGTGAAATCAGAGCTTGAATTACGCGACCAGGCTTTGATTGAACTCAACGAACGCCTACAGACTCTGGAAAAAAAGCCAATGTGCAAAAAGTCACAAAAGTGTAGCATTTGTCGTACAGAGGGACACAACAAAATCACGTGTGGAAAGCAGAAAAATCATGTCGCGTCTGGCTCAGGCTTTTAACAATTTTATTTTAAAATATCAGAAAGTGATGACCCAGCCTTGTACGTGCCCGAGCTGCACACAGAAAATCAATTCCATACCCAGGAATTTGTTTGAAAAGAAGTTTATCGACCAACTCAAAAGTGGACAAGTTGTTCATATCGAAACACGTAACGGCAAACCTCATTATCGCCAGGAATGGTGAACACCTTCGTTCCTTGGGCCGATATCGAGGCGTGTGCACGCGCCTTGGACTATAAGAGGCTCGGAAAACAACGTTGTGAAGCATATCAGATTTGGCGCGCTCTCACAGGAAAGGGGAGGAAACTTCCCGACGGGACCGACGGTCCCCCGACGAAAGGATGGGTCAATCATCCCGCAACACTCATGTGGAAAGGTCACACCTGTTTCCTTGCCATGTACTGTAACGCGATGATTGATGAATGGATTTCACGTGGATATCGAAATAATATGCAAAAATTGCCACACTGTGGGAAACCATCACCTCCCTGGTGGTGGGGATGGGAACCTATGCACAAGTCTCATCAATCCGCACTCAACCGCAAAATGCCCGAGTACTATCACTTTGAGGTTGGTGAGTATGCCAAGTACGGTTACGTTTGGCCCTCTAAAGTTCAATTTCAGTACAGAATCAAGGACCCTCCACTGGATAAAATTTGTAGTGTAATAGTACAATGAGCCTTCATCGTACGTATGCACTTGGTGGTCATCACTATGATAATAATACCATGAGAGAAGTTGCTCGTCGTCTGAATTTTAACAATAGTAGCAACAGCAATGTGACCCAGCCACTTCCAATTTCTGTAAAAAATATCAACATACCAAACAATCGGCCGGTCGATCCAATTTCACTCCACAATTTCAACAAGGGTGACATGGCTATCCGTGTTCGCCATAATGGGAAGAATACATATTTTACACTGAATTCATTCAATGGATGGTTTGGGAACAAGTGGAAGACTATTCCAGCAAACAGTAATCGTATCATTTCCATGAAAACGCACCCACTGACCCGGGCCCGCGTGAAACGTCAGAATGTTCGGAAAATTAAATTTATTTGAGAATAATACCATGAATAACTTCAAAACGAGACGTCCAAATAACGTCGATCCTATTTCAGGGTATAATATTCGCGGAGGTAACCTGTACTTTGCAATTCCAACCACTGCAAATAACAAGTACGTGTCCTTGAATCAGAATTCTTTCAATGGACTCGTTCGTAGTCACCACAGAAATTTCCAAGGGACTATAGGTCCATGGAACCTGTTCAACTATAACCTGAATGCCGTACTTTTTAAAAATCCATACACGCGTAAAATGGTGCGTGTTAGGGACGTGCGCGTGTTCCGGGCACCTAGAAACTAAATAATTCCAGTTAATTTGAGGAGAATATCCATGCCTGACGAGGTCATCAAAATAAAAACATTAACCATTATAAGACCATGGGTGGACGTTGCCTAGATAAAAACTGTACAAAACAGGCAGTTTTCAATTTAAAAGGGGAATCTAAGGGACAATTGTGCAAACAACACAAAACCCCGGAAATGATTGATGTTGTTAATCCTAAATGTCAATATGAAAACTGTTTTAAACAGCCGTGTTATAACTACCCGGGTGAGAAAAAGGGAAACTATTGTAAATTTCACAGACTTGAAGGCATGATTGATATTAAAGATAGAAAATACTGTGAACAAGTTGGATGTAAAACACGAGCGTGTTTTAATTTGAGTTCAGAAAATGTACCCAGATTTTGTAGTACTCATAAAAGTCTAGGAATGGTAGATGTTGTCAAAGTGACGTGTCTTGAAGATGGATGTGATATAACTCCAATTTTTGGGTTCAAATATGGTCGACCCATTAATTGCAAAACTCATAAAAAAGAAGGAATGATAGATCTACGGCACGGAGTTTCGTGTCTAGAATGTACAAAGCGACCAACTTTTAATTTTTCAGGTGAAACCAGTGCTATTTACTGTGTAGATCATAAACGACCTGAAATGGTCAACGTATTAGAAAATAGGTTGTGCAAAGATTGTCCGCGGCGGGCTTATTATGGAAACATGTTAAATGGTCCCATCTATTGTAAGGATCATAAAAAGGATGGTATGCTATGGGTCGTAAAAACTAAAAAGTGTCACCTTTGCGAAAAGGCTCCGACGTATGGTTATGAAAAGAGTAAACCTATAGCATGTAGAGATCATAAAAATGATGATATGAAAGATGTTACTCACGTTTCGTGTAAAACACCTCTGTGTGAAATTCGTCCTGTAAAAGCAGGGTATTGCTCAAGGTGTTATATTTACATGTTTCCAGATTCCAAAGTAACAAGAAATTTTAAAACAAAAGAACTTGCAGTACGTGAGTTTCTCAAAGTGGAGTTCCCTAGTGTTACTCTTGTACACGACAAACGCGTGGACTGTTTCTTATATAGACCTGATTTTAGTATAGATATGGGTAGTCATGTTATAATTATTGAAGTTGATGAAAATCAACACGAAACCTACGACTTATCATGTAACAATAAAAGGCTTATGAGTATTTTTAAAAGTTTTGGATCTAGACCAATTATCATGATTCGTTTCAATCCGGATAAATATGACAACATAAAAGGCTGCTGGACAACAGACTGTAAAATTAGAGATTCTAATAAATGGAATGATAGACTTGAGAAATTGAGCGAAAAGATCAAATTTTCAATGTGTACTATTCCTGAAAAGGAAGTTACATTAATTCATTTATTTTATGATAAAGTTTAACCACTTATAAAAGTAAAAGCATGATTTCACCAAAAACTGTTATTCAGCGCAAATACCTTGACCTTCTTTCCTCTTCCGTCCCTGTTGTTATCAGTACAGGTCCAAGTGGTACGGGAAAGACGCTCCTCGCGTGTCATGCAGGTTCAAAGGCTCTTATGAACAATCAGGTTCAGCGTCTCATTCTGACCCGCCCTGCTGTGAGTGTGGATGAGCAGCATGGGTTCCTCCCTGGTAATTTGCAAAAGAAAATGGAACCATGGACCCGACCCATGTTTGATGCTCTGTACAGGTATTTTCATCCCAAAAAGGTGGCGGATATGGTCTATGACCAACAAATTGAAATTTGCCCTCTAGCGTATATGCGTGGTCGGACGTTTGAGCGCGCATGGGTCATCGGGGACGAGATGCAAAACTCCACACCGTCCCAAATGAAGATGCTTTTGACGCGCATCGGTGAAGGTTCAAAGATGGTTATTGCGGGTGATACACAGCAACATGACCGTGGGTTTGAACACAATGGACTCATTGATCTCCTAGATAAACTCCCAGCACCATCAGAAAACATTCAGCACATTGAATTTACAGACGATGATGTCGTCCGATCCGAGGTGATTAAGGATATTCTAAGGATGTATTCTTAACGTAGACCATCGTACTCGTGTAATTTGCCTGCTCGGCACGATTTGCGTTCTTAAAAAGCTCTGAAACTTGAAAACATATTTTAAGAACCTATAGCCCCTTTATACACGCGTCCATTGTATTCAATACCGTTCTTTTTAACGTTAGCAACGAACTTGTAAGCACCGGCCCAGTTTGCAAGCTGTGAAACAGTCATGGTACTCGGGGTCTTGATGCCGTTATTTTTACGAAGAGCCTTTATAATTTTCAAAAAACGACTTGGTGTATGGAGCCCGCTCTTGTGCGAACCTATACCAGTGTAAAATATCAGCGTCTTTTTCATTTTATATTATAAAACTTTTTTTGTGAGCGGCTGAAAACAGGTCTAAAACTTTCGAAGAACTTAACCGTCTGCTGACAGTACTGGAGTTGATCGAAAGTTTTGACATGGAGTAATTTTTTATTATATAATAATACCTAATGGTTGATTATAACGTGAAGGGCCGCGTTATTCATAGGGGAACCCGTGGAGGGTTCTATGTCTTTGATAATATGGGTCGTAAAGTGTACAAGTTTGTGCGCGCAGCAGCCGGACCATCAACGGCCGCACCTTCGTCACCAAACAAGACGGGTTATACTAAAACGCATTACGAGACACCTACCGCAAAACAGCCAATTTACAAAAAGAATTCAACTGGTAGGTTCCACGTGTACATGAGAGGAAATGCGAAAAAGCCATTCCATGCATTTTCAATGGAAAAACTTGTGCGTAACACGCGTACGGGCTTTGTGTATACGCTCAAAGAGCATATCAAGTCAGCAACAACTGGTAGCGAGTACACGCAGACGCAATACAAAACATCTTCAGGACACCGACTATTCAAGAAGGGACAAACTTACTATTACAAAATGGGAGAAGTTTATATACGTTACACCCAAGATCGAAACGCATTCAACTCGAATGGCGTGAAACAGCCCCTGCGTAACCACCTCAAGGGCAAGAAGCCATACGCCCCGCCTCCACCCCCACCAAAACCCACTCCAAAACCCGCACCACCACCTCCTAAACCAACACCAGCACCCTCATCCGGTATGGTAAACTACGACGCTCTGTATAAGCGGAACAAGTCTATGTCCTCTCTGGCAAAGATTCGTCGTTATGCAAGGAACTGGCTCGGTAAGAACATTCCAGCCAACGCATCGTACAAACGCATTGCACTTGTAATTCACCCGAACAAGGGAAATCGCACGAACAAAATAAATCAGGCGAAGCGCACTGCACTATTCAAATACCTATCACAGCTCAAGTAGAAAACGGTGGTTCGTATTCACATTCTAAGATTTCGTATTATGGAATTTACCAGTGGAATATTTTGGGTCAAATTTAAAACACGTGATTCTCTGTTTGACTCGTCTATTTTATTGTTTTTCCAATGTTTAAACCCTAATTTATTCATGATATATGCACTTGTAGGACGTGGAGTCCAAGGTGAATTGGGCATTCGTGTGGATGTCTGATAAATTTTCTTGTATCCAGCTCTCTTGGCACACCATACAGCTATTGCCCGAATCCATGTACCATAACCTAATCGTCTGTATTGTAAATGGGTTTTTCCAAGAGCGAACCATAAATCAGTGTTCTCAGGTGTGCAAGTTAAAGATGCCACTTCCCTCCCTTCTCTATACATAGTTATCAGAATATTTGAACCTACGAGCGTCGCCCTGTATTTATAGGGTTCTTTGACTGGAAACGTTTTAATTTCGTTGATAAATATGTCCTTACTCATTACATTGAGTCTAGAAAAAAAGACATAAAATGCAATGGCGTATCCAGCCTCACATTAGTGTATGGACATGTCTTCCTGGTGAAACCCCACCGACGACTTTTACCAGGAGGCCACTTCATAAATCACTCGAAAACCAAGCGCGTGAGGCATGGGCCCGGTGTG